GGAGGGCAGGGGGGACCCTACCTAGGTACCCCAGAAAATTTCTCAAGACATTTTTTGAAAACCCTGTTAACCTTTAGCCGCAGAAACTCGCCATTGTGAAATTAATTTGCATTAACTATAAAATAGTTTGACGGATTTCCCGAAAAAGCTGCTATATGTATAATAAGGGGGAGTGATTGAATAGTCTCTATAGGAGCTTTAGCTCTATATAATAAATATGTTAATCGGAAACACACCCTATATACAATAAGTGATAACAACATATACGAGGTAGTCTATGAGAGAACCAAACGCTCGTATGATCATAGCTGCCAGAGAGTACTTGAAGGGTCGGAGTAAGAGCGATGCTCTAAGGCTAGCAGGATACAGTGAGAGTTTAGCGGCTACTCGTCCTCAACACGTATTCAACAACCCCCGATTTCAAGCTGAACTGGCTCGTAGGCAAGCGGAGTATGAGAAGCGTCATATGGTCACAGTAGAGTACTTACGAGAGAAGATGATGGAAGTGATTGAGGCCGATGGCGTTAAGGATGCTGATAAGCTTCGAGCCCTAGAGCTCCTTGGTCGTAATCTCGGTATGTTCAAGGATCAGTTAGAGATTACGATGAAGGAAGACCTCGTAGAGAGGCTACAGCGGGGTAGGGATAGGGTTAGAGCAGAAGCTCAAGATGCTGAAGGGGTCGAGGATGTCTGAGCTATCTAGCGTCATAGGAGATCTACCAGAGAGCCTGAGCATTGGCTTTGCTGAGTGGACGGTAGAAGTTGTTCCTAAGGGGAGTCTGAAGAGCGCTGATGACATTGATAGTCTGGGCCTCTGTGAGACTGAGTTCTTCACTATCAAGATTGCTGATGGACAGACAGATACTAATGCTAAGAACACCTTCATCCATGAGCTCCTCCACGCTGTCTATGCTGTCCATGGGCTTCCCGATGAAGTGGATGAAGAGACAGCAGTCGCTTCGCTGACAAATGGTCTTATGGCTGCCTTACAGGATAATGTAGATCTACAGGTCTGGTGGGTCAATCATCTTTGTGGAGATATTGAATATGCTTAATTGGTTGTTCGGTTTCTTTACGATGCTAGCGCTTGTCTATGTTGGATTGGCGGTAGCGAGCTGGTATGAGGATCAATATACCACTTGCTGGTACTGTCGCATTCTTAAGGCGCTAGCTTGGCCCTATGAGGTGTATCGGGCAATGAAGTACTAAATACTTCTCAGCGCATCTCCCGAGGCAGAAACCGGAGGAGGGGCAGGACGCAGAAAGGCAGCTTCTGATGTGCTAGAGAGGATATAGGAGACGGAAGGAATGTTCACACTTATAGGTGCGGTCATAGGACTGATTGGTTCAGCCCTCCCTGACCTGACAGCGCTCCTGAAGCAGCGGTCTCAACAGGCCCACGACAGGGCTATGACGGCTCTTAAGATCAAAGCTCAGTTAGACGGCATACAGATCCAGGCTGAGGCTACAGAGATCGTAGCGGTCCATGAGGAGTTTGCTAAGAGGCGCGAGAGCTACAGATGGATTGAGGCGCTGATCAGTTCTGTGCGGCCTATGCTCACCTACTCTTTCTTCACCCTCTATGCTGGCGTAAAGATCAGTCAGATGATGCTGGCGCTCAGTGCTACAGGCTCTGTCGTCATTGCTCTCCCGGCTGTCTGGCATGATAGTGATGCCGCTCTCTGGGCTACCATCATTGCCTTCTGGTTTGGGAGTAGGGCGTTCCAGCGCTACAGGTTAAAAATATGACAAGTACCAGAACGGACGCAGATCGAGAGTACCACCGTAATTGGATGGCAGAAGATCGGAAGAATAACCTAGAAAAGTACCGCGCTAAGGATAACGCCCACTCTAAGAAACATAGAGAACGTAATAGGCTGTATGCTAAAGAGTATCAAAGAACACATTTCAAACAATATTTGGTAGCGGCGGCAAAGCGTCGGGCTCAGGCAAAGAACTTAGAGTTCAGTATAACAGCGGACGACATTCAGTTCTATATCCTATGTCCATATCTTCGTATCCCTTTGGTCTATGGTAGTGTTGGTGGAGCCACCGATAACTCGGCTAGTTTAGATCGCATTGATAATACGAAAGGGTATACTCCTGAGAATATAGAGATCATCAGTTGGAAGGCTAATCGTATTAAGAGTGATGCTACACTAGCCGAACTCCAGTTAATTGTAGATCGGATGGGAACGTAATGCCTACGCCTGAAGCTCAGATGGCTGATGATCTCGGCAGGTTCTATGCTGATCCGTTAGGTTACGTTCTATACATCTTTCCTTGGGACACCGATAAGAGCATTCAGCAAGTCAAGCTTCCCGCAAAGTATCGAGATCGGTTCAACTGCGAGCACGGGCCTGATCTATGGGCCTGTGAATTCCTTGAAGACCTGGGCGCTGAAGTAAGAAAGCGGGGGTTCGATGGAGGGGCCGCAGTTGCTCCGATCCGGTTCTCTACAGCGTCAGGGCATGGGATCGGTAAGACAGCGCTAGTGAGTTGGTTAATCAAATGGATCATGGATACTCGCCCGTTCTCTAAAGGCATGATCACGGCTAACACCAGCGACCAACTTCGTACTAAGACCTGGGCTGAGCTCGGTAAGTGGCATAAACTTTCGTTAACGGAACATCTCTTCGACTTCAGCTCTGGCCGTGGGGCCATGACGCTATCTCGTAAAGGTTTCAAAGAACGCTGGCGTTGTGACGCTATGACGTGTCGTGAAGAGAACAAGGAAGCCTTCCAGGGCCTACATGCCGCAGGGGCTACCCCGTTCTATATCTTTGATGAGGCTTCTGGTATCCCTGATCCTATCTTCGATGCTCGTTCCGGCGGAGCCACTGACGGTGAGCCTATGTGGTTTGACTTTGGTAACCCCACCCGTAAGAGTGGATACTTCTACGAGAATACGGTAGGTAAGTTTAAGAAACGTTTTATCACTCGGCACATAGACAGCCGAGAAGTTGCGCTCACTAATAACGACCTGTTCGATGAGTGGATTGAGGATTACGGAGTAGAGAGTGACTTCGTAAAGGTGAAGGTAAGGGGCATCTTCCCGCAGTCGGGTTCGGTCCAGTTCATTAACAATGACATGGTCGATGAAGCAATCGCTCGTGACGACCTAAAGGAAGATTATGCGCCTCTGGTTATCGGAGTTGATGTAGCCCGCTTCGGAGATGATAACACTGTCATCTACCCCCGTCTCGGTTATGATGCTAGGACGTGGGGCTTCCGGATGTACAATGGCCTAGACACTTGGCAGGTCGCCGAGAAGGTCATTGAGACGATCAAGGAGTTCGAGCAAGTCGGTAAGGTACCGGCTGGGTTGTTCATTGACGAGGGTAATATGGGCGCGGGTGTCATTGACATCTTACGTCGCCTTGGGTATAATCCAATCGGTATTCCCTTCCAGTCTCGTCCCACTGATCCCACCTATCAGTTTAAGGTGGATGAGATGTGGGGGAGGATGAAGGAGGCGATGAGCAAGCTTAGGCTTCCGGGTGACCAAATCCTAATCGACCAGCTCACCCAACGTGAGTATGGATATAACAAGGGAAGCGGTAAGCTCAAGCTAGAGAGCAAGATGGATATGAAGAGCCGGTTGACCGGAAGCATCTTTGCTTCTCCCGACATCGCTGATGCGCTTGCGTTGACCTTTGCTTACGATGTTACTGAGATGCGACCTAATGGTCCTCAGTTGATCGGCCGTACTCACATGGTCAAGCATGATTACGATCCGCTAACTTTCAATATGTAATGGCACGGCTCCGCCGTGTAATCTAGGAGAATAAAATGTCGTCTGGTGGCCTTACAAAAATGGTTCCGGGTCGTAATTCGGAAACGATCACTCCCAGTGACACCGTTAACCTGTCAACGCCTTCTCGGGCTATTTGGGTCGGTGGGGCTGGAAATATTGCCGTAGAGATGCTGGATGGAGGTACTCAAGTCTTTGTGGGTGTTGTCGCTGGCTCGCTTCTACCGCTTCAAGTTACTCGTGTTAATAGTACGGATACTACAGCAACTAATATGGTTTCGGTCTTCTAATGACATTCCCTAAAGGATATGCTATCGGTTTAATGGTTTCTCCGGCAGCAGGTACAGACACCGCTCCTCCTGGTTTTCCGGTTAATGCTGTCCATTTCGATGGCACTAATGACCATCTAAATCGTGGTGCCGGCCTGACTGGCGGTTCTGATGGGAATAGTATTCTGATCTCCTTATGGTTTAATTTCACTGGTGGGGACGGCGTAGCACAATATTTCTTCACTGACAGTTCAAATAAGATCCTCATTCATCGACGTACAAGCGGTCTCTTCCAATTTCGCCTTCGGTCTGCTGCTCCCGCCACTCTTTGGGAGATCGATACTACGGCATCATATACTACAGCGAGTAATCCGGGATGGCACCATATGTTGATTGCTGCCGAGTTGGACGGCACTCCTGTAGGGCAAATCTATATCGATGATAGTGCAGCGCCGTTTACGGTAGCTGAAGCGTTGGCAACTGGTAGTATTGATTGGACGGAAACAGATTATTTCGTCGGATCGACCCAAGTACCGGGATCGCGACTTAATGGCGATTTTGCTGAGGTCTACATAACGGACGAGTATCTGGACATTAGTATTGAGGCTAATCGCCGTAAGTTTGTTACTGGGGGCATCAAACCCGTAGATTTAGGGGGTGATGGTTCTGATCCGACAGGAACAGCTCCTTTAATTTTCATGAGTGGTGATACGGATACCTGGCATACCAACAAAGGCAGTGGCGGTGGATTTACAGAGAATGGTGCGTTGACTGATGCTGCCTCAAGTCCTTGAGAGTGATTAATCATGGGAATTGTCAAAGACCTATTTAGCGGAAGCGGCGGGGGTAGTTTTGATAGCGCCGTTGTTGGTGCTGCTCCAGCAGGGGCGGTTCCACAGGCCCCTAGAATTCCGGATGTTGTTCAACCTTCTGCTGAGCAAGTACAACAAGCCCGTCTCGATGTAAAACGTAGGGCGCAATTCCTTGGGAAGACACGTGGTGGGACATTGGTTAGACGAGCAAGAAGCGTGGCACCAACAACTAGTGCCCTACTTGGGAGAGTAAGATAATGGGTGTTTTAGCAGGTCTCGCTGGAGGGGCTGGTGGAGGCGGTGCTGCCGGCCGAGGGATTATCGCTGGGAGCGGTCAACGTCTTGGGCCGGGAAGTCGTGCTTCCTTATCGAGAGTACGGGAACCGATCGATCCGGCACAGTTTAAGATACAACAAGAACAGTTTGCTATTCGTAGAACTCAAGGGTCGACCGGGGCTCGCGCCGGGAGAGGTTTTCAATTCCAACAGCCAGGTGAACAAAGCCAACTTGTTCGGCAGTCTCAGAGACAAGCTGAATTTACTACACAGGATCTTAAAAGAGCTTCGACTAATAAGGACTTTCTTCGTCAGTTATTTAGTCAAGGGGCTGGTCGGGGACGTAGTGGTGGTGGCCGAGCTTCCTTCCTCGGAGCCGGTAGTACGCCTGCAGGCGCTCGATCCTTTCCCTCTCTCTTACGTGGCTTCTAAGGGGTTATAACGTGGCTGATCAAAATCTGCGCGACTATTTTGAACGCCGTAAAGGCCAGATGAAGCTTGAACGGTCATCGTTTATTCCACACTATAAAGATCTGTCGGATTTTGTGCAACCTCGGCGCGGGCGCTTTACTCAGTCGGATCGTAATCGGGGTGGGAAGCGGCATCAGAATATTATCAATTCTCGCGCAACTCAGGCTCTACGTACGGCAAGGGCTGGGCTCATTGCAGGGACGATGTCTCCTAGTCGGCCATGGTTTAGACTAGAGACTACGAACCCTGAGTTCATGGAAGTTCAGCGTGTAAAGGAATGGCTCCATCGTCAGGAAGAACTCCTTCGTACGATCCTGAATGACAGCAACTTCTATAACATGGCTCCCCAGATGATTGGTGAGTTGCTCCTGTTCGGTACCGGTTGTATGACACAGGTGGATGACTTTGAAGATGTCGCTCGCTTCTATACTCATACGGCGGGTAGTTACATGATTGCTCAGGATCACAGATATGTGGTCAATACGCTAGTCCGTGAACAGGATATGACAGTTGAGCAGTTGGTAGAATGGTTTGGTTTAGAGAACGTCAGTACAACTGTTAAAAATCTCTGGTCTAAGGGCGACCTTGCTGCCTGGGTTCCAATCACTCACTTCATTGAACCTAATCCCGATCAGCGGGATAATAACGCCCTAGCAAATAACAATCCATTTCGTTCGGTCTACTATGAAACCAATAATAACGAGAAAGATCAATTTCTAAGTGTTGGTGGTTTCAAGGACTTCCCGGGCTACGTTCCACGATGGGATGTTACAGGCGAAGATATCTACGGTACTGATTGCCCCGGTATGACTTCCCTTGGTGATGTCCGTGGTCTCCAGATTGAGGAGAAGCGGAAAGCACAGGCCATCGATAAGATGGTGAACCCGCCGTTGATGGGACCCGCCGAACTCCAGAATGTTCCGGTTAGTAGTCTGCCCGGTAGCTTAACGATCTACAACGGCATTCAAGGTCGTGAAGGATTGCGGCCGATCTTTGAAGTTAAGCCACAATTACAGGACTTCAAGGAGGATATGGATCGTACCGAGCGCCGGATTAATGAAGCGTTCTTCGTTGACATGTTCCTCGCCATCTCGAACATGGAAGGTATCCAGCCCCGTAATCAGTTGGACATTCTTCAACGGAACGAGGAGCGTCTGCTTCAGCTCGGTCCCGTACTAGAGCGTATCCATGGGGAGTTCCTCTCTCGTCTGATTGAGCGTACTTTTGCTCAAGGGGTGAGGGCGGGGATCATTCGGAATGCTCCGCCTGAGATTGAAGGACAAGAGATCAATGTCCGGTTCGTCTCGAACCTGGCTATGGCCCAGAGAGCGGTCGCGGTTCAACCTATCGAACGACTTACGCAGTTCGTTGGCGGCTTAGCACAGTTCAATCCGGAAGTTCTGGATAAGATGGACTTTGATCAGACGGTTGATGAATACGCTAAAGCGATTGGAGGTCCGCCTTCTATTGTTAAACCCGATGCTGAAGTCGCGGCTATACGTGCTCAGCGCGAACAGGCTGCTCAGATGCAGCAAGCCTTGGAGATGGCTAATACGGGAGCCTCCGCTGTTAAGCAGTTGGCTGATGCAAAGACGGGAGATGATAGCGTCTTAACGGAAGGTGCGGGGTAATGGCAAAGGCAACGGAAGGGGTTGATGTCGGTGATACGGCTTCGGTAAAGAAGAGGAAGTCTAAGGCCGAACTAGAACAGCAACGGCTTGATGAAGATCTGTTAACCGCCTTAAGTACATATCAAGGTCGATCACTGCTATGGTCGCAACTAGAACAAGCTGGTATTTATCACACTACATTTAATGTAGATCACGGTATCATGTCCTTCAATGAAGGTATGAGACAAATTGGATTACGTCTCCTCGCGCGTATCGATGGAGTAGATCCTAACGCTTACGCTAAGATGCGGCGTGAAGCATTCAGACGAGAGGAAGATAAATGAGTGAAGCGGAGGGTACAGTCGATACGACTGAGGGTCAGGACGAAGGCACTGAAGGCCCAGGTTCAACGATGCTTGGTAAGGCCACTGAAACTGACGACGTTAATCAGGGTGGTGAAGAGGCCTCTGAGGGTACTAAAGGTACTGATGAGGGCGAGGGTAAAGAAACTTCTGAGGAGAAGGACGGCGAAGCCGACAAGTCCAAAGAGGATGGAGTGCCTGATGAGTACGCAGATTTCAATATCCCAGATGGATTTGAAGTTGATCAGGTAGCTATAGATGCATTTAAGCCATTGGCTAAGGAGCTGGAGCTCACACAAGAGCAGGCTCAAAAACTGGTTGACTTCTACAACGACGGGGCTCAGAAGACTTCTGATGAGAGCCAGACTTATTACAGCGATCTCATGACTGAATGGCAGGAGACTGTTCGTAGTGATAAGGAGCTCGGCGGTAAGAATTTTGAAGGTAGTCTTTCGGCTGCTCGCTCGGCGCTTGACGCCTTTGCTACGCCGGAGTTGTATGAGATCTTCGAAACTACCGGGATGGGCAACCATCCAGAAATGGTCCGTGTCTTTGCACGGATCGGTAAAGCCGTGAAAGATGATGCTATTCGGGTTGGCGGTGCTAATACCGCTGTTGCTAAAGACCCGGCTGATATCCTCTTTCCTAATCAAAACAAGTAACTTTAGAGGAAAGCTATGGCCACTCTTTCAGTAGCCAATCCCACCTTGCTGGACCTTGCTAAGCGGAGTGATACCGATGGCAAGGTTACGGCGATTGTAGAATTGCTAAACGAGACCAACGAAGTCCTACAGGACATGAGTTGGATGGAGGGCAATCTGCCTACCGGACATCGAACGACTATTCGTAGTGGCTTGCCCGCTCCGACGTGGCGTAAGTTGTATGGCGGTGTGCAGCCCAACAAGTCCACCACCGTGCAGGTTACCGATAATACGGGTATGCTTGAGGCATATGCCGAGGTCGATAAGGCCCTGGCTGATCTGAATGGTAATACCTCTGCGTTCCGGATGTCTGAAGATGTTGCTTTCATCGAGGGCATGAACCAGGAGATTGCAGATACCTTGTTCTACGGTAATGAGGGCACGGAGCCTGAGGCTTTCACTGGCCTGTCTCCGCGTTATAATGACCTCTCTGCCGAGAACGCTGACAACATTGTTGTGGGTGGCGGCGCTGGTGCTGACAATGCCTCCATCTGGTTGGTTGTCTGGGGTCCTCGTACTGTCCACGGTATTGTTCCCAAAGGTTCAACTGCTGGCCTGCAAATGCAGGATTTGGGCGAAGTTACCATCGAAGACGTTGATGGTAGTGGTGGCCGGATGCAGGCGTATCGGACGCACTATCGCTGGGATGCTGGCCTTACGGTTAGGGACTGGCGTTATATCGTGCGTATCCCGAACATCGATAAGTCTCTGTTGCTTGCCGATGCTTCGTCCGGTGCCGACCTTCCGGACCTGATGTTCCAGGCCATCGAGCTTATTCCGAATATGTCAGCGGGCCGTGCGGCCTTCTACATGAGCCGGAATACTCGGACCTTCCTGCGGCGTCAGCTCTCCAACAAGGTGAGTGGTTCCACGTTGACCATTGATCAGGTTGGCGGTGTTCCGGTGATGTCGTTCCAGGGTGTTCCGATCCGTAAGGTCGACGCCCTGGCGGCTGATGAAGCCTTGGTCTCCTAAGGCGAACTCTAAATAAGAAAGGAATATTCAAATGATCCTTGACGAACGTACGGAGTTCGCTGATGCAGTATCGGTTGCTAATGCAGCCGGTACTGACCTTATCGGTGACGTGATTGACATGACCGTCGCTCGCGATCTCGGTAATGGCCAGCCCGTATATCTTGTTATCACGACTGATACTGAGGTCATCACTGGGGGCACGGCTGGTACTATCAAGTTCCAGCTCGCTTCCGATGCCCAGGCCGCGATTGCGACTGATGGTTCCGCTTCGGTTCACTTCGACACCGGAACCCTGGTCACTGACGATGCGGCTCTGAATGATGCTCGTCTTAATGCTGGCGGTGTTATTGCAGTTGTCGCCCTCCCCGCTGAGGGCACGGTTTATGAGCGTTATCTCGGTATCCTTGCCGTGGTTGCAACTACGACTGTTACGGCAGGTGCGATTAACGCCTTCCTGACGCTTGATCCGTATGGCTGGACGGCCTATCCGGATGCAAGTAACTAGGTGAGATAGGGGTAGGAGCAGACGTACGGTTAGTCTATTGTAGGTCCCGTCGATCTGCCACCGCCCCGTCTTCTATAACGGAAGGAAAGACAATGAAAGTTAAACTACTTCGCACTTGGTTCTATCCCGTAGATGCCAAGCCAGTAAATGACAAACGTGCTATCTCAGGCGGTCGATACAAGAAGGGTACTCATGACGATATACCCGAGGAGCTAAGGCCGTATCTTCCAAAGGATGCGGTAGTCCTTGATGATGACAAGCCTGTCGTCGTCCCGAAAGAAGACCTAGGAATAGTCCCCCCACAGCTCTCTGACTTCGACGGTGAACGGCTGGATGCTGATGCCGAAGCGAAGCTGTTAGAAGGGGCAGAAGAGGCCCGTCAAGCGGCTATCAAAGTTAAGCGAGTGGCTGCATTGGCTAAGGCGCGAGAAGCTAAGAAGGCTAAGAAGGACGCGAAGTAATGGCTCTAAGCGTAGTTCAGATTTGCAATATGGCTCTGTCTCATATAGGCTCTCGTAGTAAGATCGAGAGCTTAACTGAGGCTAGTACTGAAGCATGGCAATGTAAGCAATGGTATGAGTTTAGTCGCTTACAGGCATTAGAGATGTTTAATTGGAACTTCGCTAAGAAGCGTATTACGCTCTCTGCACACTCTGAAGATCCGCCTGATGGTATATGGGCCTTTCGATACTCTTATCCCTCTGACTGCGTAGTCGCACGAGAGATTGAAAATATTATTGGCCCGGATGCTGATGCTCATCCGTTTAAGGTGGAGATGGCTAGTGATGGTGAAAGCAAATCAATCCTGACGAATATTGAAGATGCTAATCTAATCTGTACTTTCGATCAGGCTAATCCCAATATGTATACCTCCTTCTTCGTCATGCTACTGTCTTGGGTACTGGCTTCAAACATTGGTTTCTCCCTGACGGGTAAGCAATCTGTCGTTGATCGGGCTCTTGGCAATGTCCTTAATCTACAAGTCATGGCTCCTGCTATGAATGCTAACGAGGAAGTAGACAAGCCGCCTCGTGATGCTGATTGGATTAGGGCGCGTCAAGGGGTTCGTAGAGCCCCTGATGCACGTATTTTGAGGAGCAGTTAATGGCTGAGAAGAAAAAGAAAACTACCGCTGATAAGGTTGTTGGCTTCTTTGCCGATAAACCTATTCCAGGCGGTCCTTCTTCGACGGCATTTCAGCATGTAATCCAGACCCTACGGGAAGTAATTGGTACCGCTGATAAGCAGAAAAAGAAGAAACAGAAAACAGCCGCTGAGAAGCTCTTCGGTAACTAAGCTAGGAAGATCATGGTCAAGCAAGTTCAACCGTCATTCACGAAGGGGGAAGTCTCTCCTAAGCTACACGGTCGTGTTGACACTGGCATGTATCGGGAAGCGCTTCGCACTGCTAGGAATGCTATCGTCCATACCTTTGGAGGTATTAGTAATAGGCCCGGTACAGTATTCATCGGGCCGGCTAAGGTCCATGATGATGATCAGTTACGTCTAATCCCATTCCAATTCAATACTACCGATCAGTATATGCTAGAGTTCGGAGACCTATATATGCGGGTGATCCGTAATGATGGGCATGTTGTTGAGACCGCTGTTAACATTTCAGGGATCGCTAATACCGCTCTAGCTAAGATCACTACCTCTACCTCGCATAGCTATTCAAACGGAGATGAGGTATTCCTTGATGCTATCGGTGGTATGGTAGAGCTGGAGAACCGACGTGTATTGGTTGCCAATGTTACATCGACTACCTTCACGATCCAGGATCAATATACCGGGACGGATATTGATAGCACGGACTTCACAGCCTATACCTCGGGCGGGACCGTGGCTAAGGTATTCACTCTTACTACTCCTTATATTAGCGCTGATCTTTCGCAGCTAAAGTATGTTCAGTCGGCGGATACAATGACGCTTACCCATCCGAACTATGCTCCCCGAGATCTTACTCGGACGGATCATGACGTATGGCCCCTCGATGTTATCTCATGGGCTCCGGACACTTCAGCTCCAACTAATGTTGCGGTTGTAGCCGATACTACAGGGGCAGTAACGCATGAGTATGGTGTCACCGTAATTAATACCACTACGTTTGAAGAGAGCCTAGTGGCTGAAGACAGTATTGCCAATGGCGCAGTCACAGTAGATAATACGATCACCTGGGATGCTCATGCTGATGCTTTGCAGTATAAGGTATATCGGAAGGAGAATGGGCTCTACGGTTTCATTGGAGCCACTGAAGCTACCACGTTCAAGGATGCTAATATTGATCCGGATACTATTCAGGGACCTCCCATTGCCCGTGACCCGTTCTCAGGAGTAGATAATGATCCTGGTGCTGTAACCTATTATGAGCAACGCCTGATCATGGGCGGCACGCTTAACAACCCGGATACCCTTTTCGCCTCTCGAACAGGTAATCGTAGAAACCTATCCATCCGTTTCCCGCTTCAGCCGGATGATGCTATAGTAGCTACACTGGATAGTCTTGAGGTGAATGAGATCCGTCACTTGACCGCTGCTGCTTCTGATCTGTTGATCTTTACCAGCGGTAGTGAATGGCGCGCTAACTCGGGGGCAGCTCCGGGCTTCAGTACGATCAATCTGGACTTCAAGCCGCAATCGGCATGGGGCTGTTCCCATCTCCGCCCCTTGAGGGTAGGAGGGGAGTATCTCTTCGCTGAGGACGGCAATGCTAGGGTAAGGGCCTTAGCCTTTGATGCCTTGACTACGGATGGATATACCTCGACGGATTTGAACTTCCTGGCAGATCATCTGTTGGCCGATCAAGCTCCGGACGAGTACATCTTGAAGGACTGGTGCTTTCAGTACTTCCCTGAGCCGCGTCTGATCGCCGTTCGGACGGATGGTATGGTGCTTACGGCTACCTATGATAAGGTCACTCAGACTATTGGGTGGACTACCTGGGATACAGAAGGCAACTATGAGGCGACGGCCTCTCTCCGCCGTAATATTAGTTCGGTAGAGGACGGCGTATACTTCATTGTAAAGCGCCGAGTACCAGATGAGAACGGTGATCTACAGGTTGTTCGGTTGATCGAGAAGCTACATACGCGTAAGTTTGCTGATGAACGTGATGCCTTCTTCTTGGATGCCGGATCGAGCTATGATCCTCAAGTTAACATCACTGGTATTGCCGAGAGTGGTGATGATATTGTCATCACTACGGATGGACCACATGGATATCAAGTGGATGACGTAGTTGAGTTCGGGGGCATTATCTGGGAGGTTACGGTTGATGTCCTAGGAAACGATGAGGAAGTTGATTTCTTGAATGATCATCGTTATATTATTACAGTGGTGACATCGAATACATTCACATTCACCTGTAGCGGAGAGGTACTGTCGTGACACTAGAACTCAGTGCTGTCTCTTATGTTGCTACACAAGAGTTTGCGTCTTTTACGACAGGTTCCCCGTTTAACGATGATATCACGTTTTCATCGGATGGGGCCTTTGCTTATACTATGGCTAGCGAAAGTGGAGATGAGAATATCTATCGTTTCCCTTTGGCTACCGCGGGACTACTGAGTAGTATTACGGCCTCTGATAAGAAGTTTAACCTCGAAGGGCTGGTTGCTCTTATCAATCATCGGGGACATACCTGGAATGCCGCGGGTACAAAACTCTATGTAGCGGATATTGCTAACTTCCTCGATGAGAGTTTCATTCAAGAGTTTACTCTTGGTACCGCTTGGGACCCCAGTACAATCTCTGGAGTAGTGACTAAGGATATCTCGGCGACGATCTCTGTTGGTAATCTTAAAGGGATTGATGTCGTAGGTGCGGATGGCTACTTATTCGCAGTCGATGCTTCTGTCCCGTCTATCGTTAAGTTTACGATGACGGCGGGAGATATCTCAACCCTTGTTGATAGTGGCGATAGTTATACTACGACCCCATTAACCGCTTCGCCAAGGGGTGTTCGTGTAGGAGGAAGCGGTACACGTCTGTATATCAATCAAGAGTGGCCGTCGGTCGCTTACCAAACGAACCTGTCTGTTGGGTATGATATTACTACTCTCACGGACTCTGGTAATTCGCTTGCTATTGCAACTGAGTTACCTGGGGAACAGACATCAGGTTTTGCTATAAGTGATACTTGTATCTATTTTTCCGCCTTTAATGGCGACATGGATATGCTACAGTATTGTCAAGCAGCGGCTATCAGTAGTGATCCCTGTACTGGAACTTACGTTGAAGGGGGTGTAGTGAGGTTGGCTATCGGTGTCCTCACAGGTTTCTGGTGGCTTGGCGGTGCCGGTGACGGCAGTAACTGTAAAGTTGTTACAGCCCTGGTTGATGGTAATGTTACAGAACTAGAGGTTTGTAATGGATCTATTACATTCCCGCGCTTAGCTGCTAGAGCACATATAGGACTGCCTTATACCACCGATATCGAAACCCTCAATATAGAAGCGGGTGGCGGTGGTACGCTCCAGGGTGGACGAAATAAGATCACGGACGTTACCACGAGGTTTTTCCGTTCAAGGCTTCCTCTAATCGGACCAGACTTCTATGATATGGTTCAGATGAAGCAGCGGGAAAACGAAAAGTATGGTGAGAGTACAAACCTACTCACTGGAGATAAAACCACTAATATTCCTCCAGATTGGAATAGCCACGGAAGGATTGCCTACAGGATCAAGGACCCTGTTCCTTGTACTTGGTTGGCGGTTATTCCAGAATTTGAGGTGGAGGATGACGGTTAAACGGGAGGTCGTTGTAGCAACAATAGACCATGCGATAGAGCTAGCTGAGCATATTCGTCTAGCAGATAAAGAAGAGGTCGAGGCTCTAGGGCTAACCGTGGACCGGGCAGTAGAACATGGTGTACGGCGACATGCCTACACATTTCTAGCTAACGGCAAGGTTGTTTGCATCGGCGGGCTGGACCTCCCCTCTTTTTTTTCCAAGGTCGCTTCTCCATGGATGTTATCGTCTGAATTAATGGTAGAGCATTGGTTCTTCTTTGCTAAGAATAGTAGACGATTAATCAGACATTGGATGGAACATTACGATAGGCTCGGTAATTACGTGGATGCACGATACATCACTTCAGTTCGGTGGTTAGAGTGGTGTGGGTTTACGATTTATCCGGCACAGCCCATGCCTCCGCATGGCGTTCCTTTTCATTACTTTGAGATGGTAAAAGATAATGGGCAGTAGTATAGGCGTAGTCGGGTCAGTCCTAGGAATTGGCAGTAGCCTTCTCGGTGCAGCAGGCGCAGCCCAACAGTCTGCTGCTAATCAACAAGCTTTCAAATATCGGGCAGCTATTGCTAAGCGTAATCAGGAAATTGCTGGTATTGCTGCTGCTGAAGCTCGTAGTCGTGGTGAGATCCAAGCTACTGATGCTATTGCTCGTGGTATTCAATCGGAAAGTCAACAGCGATCTCGAGTTTCTCGGCTTATCGGGGAGCAGCGTGTAGCTCTTGCAGCTTCAGGGGTAAGCGTTGATGCGGGAACAGCGGGGGATATCCAAGCTGATACGGCAGCCCTCGGTGAGTTGGATGCCTTGACAATCCGGGCCAATACGGAACGTGAGGTGAGGGCACTACGGCTTGCCTCAGCTGATACGGCAGCCCAGTTTGAACAACAAGCTTTGGCCTCGGCTGATGAAGCGGCTCTCGCGGAACTCGGTGGGACCGCCGCAGGTACAGCTGGTATCTTCAATGTCGGATCTACGCTACTAGGTGGAGCTACATCCGTCGCTACTAAGTGGTTTCAGTATAACCAAGCTGGCGGTTAAGGAGATTTAAATGGCACGTATTCCTACAGCTACGGAAAGTGGGCTTGGCAATATCTCCGCCCAAACTGTTAAACTACAGCGTCCTACTCCACGGTTTGGTACTCCCGTCTCTGGCGCTGCTCAGGCTATGGGTGGTACGGTAGGGCAGGCCCTTCAGGGTTTCGCTACCTCAGGCCTTGCTACGGGTGGAGCCATGATGGATATGGCTACCCAGTTACAGATTGAGACCAACGAACGTGACGCTAAGACGGCTGACTTAGAATACTCCAGGCGTGTTCGTGAGATGATGTTTGGCGATGGCACTCCTGAGAACCCCGGTTTCTATGGCCTCTCTGGACAGAACGCTGTCGATGCCTTCGGTGATACCCAGGCTTCCTTAGCTAGTATCCGAGATGAAGTGGCTAGTACTATAAAGAGTGAGCGGGCTCGTCAGATGTTCACGGATGCTTCTAACGTCCGTATGGATCAGGAGATCCAAAGGGCCACTGTTCATTCCTTTAAGGCCGGTAAAGATGCTAATGAGGATGCTAGCTCGGCCCGTGTAAATGAATTCCGTGACGATGCAGTAGCGCGGTTCAATGATCCTAAGGCTATCGCTCAGAATAAGCAAGCCGGCGTAGCTGAGGTGGTTAACTTCTGGCAGGATCAAGGAGCTTTAGATGAGACGGTCGCCACTAAGGTTGGGGAGTTCACCACAGAATTCCACAGCTCCATTGTTAAGCGTCACTTGGCAGGCGGAGACTACCTCGGTGCTCAGGCGTATTTCGATGACAATATCGCCGAGATCGATGGACGTTCACACCCTTCGATCTTGGAGGATATCGCTCGGGAGACTACATCGAGTACGGCGGGTCTCAAGCGAGACATGCGAGAGCATATTACGGCTCTGAATATGGGGACACAAGCTCAGGGATTGTTTGAACTACAGGCTATGGTAGATGCTACGCCTGTCGGTATGAATGATGCCTTCGATAATCTACGACAGGATTTGCTGGATGCTATCGCTGATCAGCCCATCGTGGCTGCTCAGATGAAGCTCCCGCCGGGTGAAGTGGGGGATTTTCTGGCTACCTTCCGGGCTAGGATGTCTTCCACTGATCCTGCTATCCGCCCCAGTATCGATGAGCTGAGGCAGTTTGAGAAGATCAAGAAGGCCCATGCCGCACAGGCTAAGATGTTTGCTGATGGCGATGGGCTCGCCGTGGCTGCTCAGAATGGCCTCATTGATCCGTTGCAGCCGCTAAACTTCAATGACCCGGCCAGTATCGCTGCTCGTGTCCAGGCTGCGGATACGGCTTCGGATATCTACCAGATGGATATCCCCCCGTTCCTTGACGGTGAAGTTGATGGCCTGATTGATGTCATTACGGGAGAGGGGGCAGCCGAACCGCCTTCGGTAGATGAAGTCGTGGTGGTCTTGAACAACGTCCAGCAGGGGCTAGGTGAAGACGGTGCTGCCTTTATGGTGAGAGATATCATCAATAAGGATCAGCCTGCTATTGCCTTGGCACTTCAGACTGTTCAAGAACGTCCTGGTCTAGCGGCTGATATGATTAAGGGCCAACGGTTCCTGAATGAGAATAAGGAGTTCGCTCCTAAGTTCACAGATAAGCAGGCCGGCGCAGCGGCTGCTATGGGTAATCTTTTTACTAAGGATACTTTGGCAGCCCGTGGTGATATCATGGCAGCCGCGGATGGGCTATATGCTTTACGTGCTGCTGAAGCAGGAGAGACTGCATTTAATGCCACTCTATATAAAGAAGCTATCAAGGACGTTATTGGCGGTACTGTGGATCATAATGGGAGGACCATCGTGCCGCCCTTTCCCGATATGGAGCAGGACGACTTCGACGCTGTAATGGCCGAAGTTGCCAACACCACCCTCATGGACGAGAATGGTGAGCTTCCCAAGTTCATGAATGGTGAAGACTTCACAGCGGATATGCTTACGTCTAGTATCTGGCGAGATGAAGCACAGCTTGTCTCCACCAGTATGGATGGAACGTATAATCTACTTATCCCAGGTGTAGGATATGTTCTGAATGGCGATCAATCGGCTCCATATGAACTAAACCTTCGAGATGTCATTGATGGTCAAGCAGGTCTAGATGCGCCGCTCTTTAGTGGCCTTGATCTTCCACCGGAGATCGCTCTTGGAGTATTTGAAGAGCGGCAGACGGTTCGTGGTCTTATCACGGAACTAGGGGCGGCCGTTCAAGGTATTCCGGAGCCGCCGGTTGAAGAGGGTTCTGGAGGCGGCGCTCCCCAACGTAGACCAGGAAGTCTTGATAGATCGATGAGCGTATCTAAGGGCTTTACGGCTTCGGCTGAAGTGGAAGGCCTTGATAAGATACCGACTAAGCGATACAAGGATAGCCGAAATATCCCAACCATTGGGATTGGCTTCAATCTCGTTAAGCCGGGTGCTCGTGAGATGATCGAAGATTTGGGCTATGACTATGCAGCGGTGTTGAGCGGGAAACAGGAGATCACTCAAGGTGATGCCTTCACTCTCTATCAGCGTGATTATGCCACTGCTCAGGAAGATGCTCGAGCGGTTGTTCCCGACTTTGATAACCTTGATTTCGCTCGCAAGACAGTCCTCACAGACATGGCCTTCAACATGGGTCGTGAAGGATTGTCCGACTTTGATCGAATGTTAACAGCCATCGCGGCTGGAGATTGGGACTTAGCTGCTGATGAAGCACAGAATAGTGCGTGGTTCAAGCAAGTAGGAAGGCGTGGTCCACGGAATGTGGAGGTACTACGAACGGGAGAAATTAAGTGAGTTTATTCGACCGCCGCAACCAGAGTGCTACTGCATTTAAAAATGCAGCCGGTTTTTTCCCGGCGACCATGCAGGAGAGCATGAGCTCTGCCTACGAAGAGGTTGCTAAGAACGAAACCACACTCTCGTTTCAACTGATGCGCTATGATATGTTCGAGCGTTATCGGGACCAGATCGAGGAACTAACAGGGGATCGTCTCTACAATCCCTTGGATCGTGCAACTGGTATCTCTGATGAAGCCGAGATCCCTGGTGCTCCTGAGGAGTTCATGGACGACTGGTTTCAGCAAGTTGGTGGGCTGAGGGAGAAGCATCCAGCTATCCCCCAGTTTACCCATGATCAGCTCATGCAGGATATCTCTGCTGAGCGGCAGAAGTTCCGGGATCAGCGGGCTGAGGTGGCTTCTCGGGAGACTAGCTTCGGTAATACCATCGCTGGCTTCGTAGGGGCTGCTGGAGCCATCCTACAGGACCCCCTTATCCTGTCCTCTATGGCTGTCGGGGCTCCGGCGGCTACTACCGTCCTCCGGGCTGCGGCTATTGAGGCTGGTATCGGTGCTGTATCCGAGGTAGGGGTCCAGGCTGTCGTTCAGGCTGCCCGATCCAGACTAGGTGAGGGAGTAGACTTCGAACAAGCGGCCACAAACATCCTCCTGGCCGGGGCTGGAGGAGGCCTGATGGCAGGGGTTATTAGGGGCGGGATCAGTGGTACCAAAGCACTGCTAAGACGCACCAGGGAGCTCCCTAGCGCCGCTAGGACCCCAAAGGTAAAGGCTGCTGAGCAGTATCTCACCCGTAAAGTGGAGATGGAGGAGCCTAATCCTTTCGGACCCTCTGTGGCAGGGCAGATTGAGCACGCTAGACGGCTAGATCAGGCTATTCTGTCCCTTGCTAGGCCCACTAGGGAGCTTCTACAGGACGGTACGGCTATTGGACGGGCTCTCCCGGCCGAAGTGGTAACAGATATACCTCCAATTAGGCCTAGTGAGACGATAGACCAGTATGTAGCCCGTGTTCGTCAGGAAAATCAGGATACATTCCGTGAGTTGGATGTCAATACTGGCAGACTTACTGAGGTTAATCTCCGCATTAACCAAATTGATGAGGAATTGACCGCTGTCCCGGCAGGGGATAAGGCTGGGGCTACCAAGTTGGTTAAGGCTCGCAAGATTATAGCTGAAAGTACGGACCCTCGCAAGGTGGCTAGAGCCCAGCGCACAGTTGCCAAATTAGAGCCCTCTGAAGATGTAGGGAATGCCCTTCATAGGCAAACCTTGGAGGCTGAGAGGGTTGATCTGACGGGGGAAGCCAAGGGGCTCCAGAAGCGGAGCAAGGAGCTACAGCGGGATGTCAAGCGGGCGGTCAAGAAGACCAAGCGCCGGGCTACTCCGACTGCTGCCCCGACTAAGGCTGCTATTGCCGCTTCAGATCTCGATGCCACTACGGCCAAGTTCTCTCGGTTCATGGCTGAGCTGGGTGAAGAGGCTGCCAACGCTACCGAGAGCCTTGTACCCCTATCTCGTAGTACACCTCAACGGTTCCCTGTTAGAGATGTCCTTGACATTGATCCAGAGATCGAGAAGGTGGTTAAGGACGAGACCCAGATCGATGCTGAGCTCCAGAAGGCGGCTGAAGATGATCCGGATAAGCTCTACATCGTTGAAGATCCAGATACCGGAGCCATTCGTGAGATGACTGCTACCCAGGTACTTGATGATCTGGCTGAGGATAAGAAACTCTTGGATGAGTTCCAGAAGTGTATCACGGAGGCACTGCCATAATGGCTGTAGATCTATGTATTCTCGCTAAAGCTGCGGAGGGCCTTGTCAATTCGGCTAAGGCTAAGCAGCTTGCTAAAGAGGTCTCTCAGGCTGTGGCCGAGGGGATCGAGGACGGTTCCATCAAAGGGCCGGCTGCTGAGAGGGTGTTGGCTGAGCAGATGCTTAACCGGAAGCTGCGTGAGCAGATCCGAAAGAGGCGGATGACTACCTTGCAGAAGCGCGTGGTGGTCAGCTTAGATCGTGACTTCCAGAATGCCCTGGATCGTGGCTACGGCGTAGATGCTGCCATGAAGGCGCGCTATGCTGCTGATCTCAGCCGTCAGATCCCAGACATTGAGGATGTCGATACCCGGATCAACAGTATCCGTGGTCGCTATCACTCCAAGATGGGGGAAGTTCTACAGGAATTCCGCTCTAAATACGCTGGTCTTCATCGTAATCTGTCTGGACTAGACGATATGATCCACGTCATGCACGGTAAGCATGGCAAGAAGGTCAGTAATCCAGCAGCCCAAAGCTTGGGTAAGGCGATGACGGAGACCATGGAATATGCCCGTGTCCGCTATAATGCGGCAGGCGGGGATATCCCGAAGCGTGAGGATTGGGGCTTCTTCCAGACCCATGATCCTGTCCGTCTAGCGGCAGTTGAAAGACAGGACTGGATTGATTTCGTTATGACGAGGCTGGCTCCAGATCGTATGACGGATGCTAATGGACTACCGATGTCAGCTCGTCAGGTAGAGCGCTCACTCGATAATATCTATGATAGCGCTACTACCCGTGGTCTAAGTGACCTCCCTGGGCGTGATCCAGGCCCTGGCTTGATGGGGAGTAATATCAATCAGCGTGCCAATGCTCGTTTCTTAGTGTTCAAGGATAGTACGTCCTGGCTAGAATACCAGCGGGAATTCGGTACGGGTGGACTATACGACCATATCATTACATCTCTAGATCGGATGGCCCGAGATACTGCCATCCTTGAAATCCTAGGTCCTTATCCGGAAGCTACCCTCCGGTATCAAGAACGGCTCATCGATAAGGCTAGCGCCCAAGGCGCAATCTCGCTAACCGGCAAAGCTGGTGCTAAGGCGGCTGGTAAAATCGGTGCCCCTAAGACCCAACTTCAGGCACTATATAAGACGGTGACTGGACGTACTGGTATCACGGCTAACGAGAGACTGTCCGTATGGGCGGGCTCTGTCCGTGCTATTATGACCAGTGCTACGTTGGGCGGGGCCTTTCTTTCGGCTATCGCTGACACCGCTACCGTTGGCCTTACGGCTCGGATGGCTGGTGTATCCCCTCTCAAGGTATGGGGTAGGATGGCCAGAACCTTTGCCTTGAATAGTACAGCGGATAGGCGACTTGCGATTAACTTGAACTTTGCGGCTCAAGGCTGGGCTAGTCGTGCCATCGCAGCACAGCGTGTACTCGGTGAGGCACAAGGAGCTCGTTGGACTGAACTTATGACCGATAGTGTCTTGCGTGCTAGTTTCTTGTCCCCTTGGACTGAAGGCGGGCGTATCGGTTGGCAAGTCGAGATGCTAAGTTTCATTACCACTCAAGCCGGTAAGCCCCTTAAAGATATCGATCCAGCCCTACGCCGTACTTTCGAAACCCACGGACTCACAGAAGAAATGTGGGATGTTATCCGTAAGAGCGAGCAATGGGTAGATGAACATACTGGTGCCAAGTTTCTACGCGCTGAAGAGGTGCAGGGTACAGACTTCGAAGGGATCAACTTTCAAGCAGCTAACAAGTTACAGGATGTCGTCCTACGTGAGATGGAGTATGCTGTCCCTGGAGCCAATGCCCGCGTCCGTGCAGCCTTTACCCAGGGTACCCCAGCAGGTACGTTTTGGGGCGAGGTAATGCGTAATACAGCTATGTTTAAGAGCTTCCCCATCTCAATCATGGCCTTGCATTGGCAACGGTTGATACGAGGTAGTGAAGCTCGAACTAAGGCAGAATACGCGGCTTGGCTCTTTATCGGTATGACCGGAATGGGAATGGTTGGTGAACAGCTAACCAGTCTTAGTCGTGGTCGTGATCCTGAGAGTTTGACTAGCCCCGCATTGATAACTAGGGCGGTCATTCGTGGTGGCTCTGGTGGGCTGCTGGGTGATACGCTGCTCCAAGGTGGGAGATACGGTGCCAGTCTCGATACGCTCTTAGGTCCGATCTGGAGCCTAGCTCAGCAGGGAGTTAGCCTGACAGTAGGTAATCTCCAACAAGCCCTTGAAGGTGAAGAGACTAACGCTGGTCGAGAGCTCTCCAGATTTGTTGAGCAGAATATGCCGGGTCGGTCTACTTGGTATGCTCGCCTTGCCTTTGAACGTCTCGTATTCGATAATCTAGATCGGTTGCTCGATCCACAAGCCGAACGAGAGTTTGCTAAAATTGAACGTAGATATAGGCAAGATCGGCATCAACAGTTCTTCTCCCGACCAGGACGTGGTGGAGTTCCGCAGCGTACCCCTGATTTCTCCCAGATGCTTGAGGAAGCAAGATGACTATTGAAAGTGAAGCCAATAAGATAACGTATCCGGGCGATGATAGCCAGACAGGTTTCGACTTTACCTTTACCATCGCCGAGCCCAACGTCGGTGAAGCTAATGACCTAGCGGTATGGAAGATCGACAGTGCTGGTGCGCCTAGCCTCTTGACTGAGGGTACGGGTACTAATGAGTATAGCGTGGCTGTTACTCTATACCCCGGCGCTGGCACCGTAACCTTCCCGGCCTCCGGTAGTGGTACCTTGGCGACCGGAGAGTATCTCGTAATCGTCCGACATCAGGCCTTGTTCCAGGAGACGCTTCTGAGTAATCAAGGCGGATATCTTCCCAAGGTGTTGGAGAACCAGCTAGATGAACTTGTACGTCAGATCCAGCAACTTAAGGAGGAGGTTGACCGCTGTGTTAAGATTACGCTGAAGAGCAAGGATGTCGATAGCGCTTCTGCTGATCTCCCTAACTTGGTGGCTAACGAGTTCTTAATCGTCAACCCAACCGCAGATGGCGTGACCATCGGTGGAGGTTCCGTAGCTACGGCCGCGGCAAGTTCAGCCACACCTCAAGACGTCGGTACCAGTGGGGGAGCCGCCGGCTCGGGCACTGACTTCTCTCGTGATGACCATGTTCATGACATTGGATCAGCCTCTGACCTAGTGGCTGATACTACTCCCCAAGCAGGGGGTGATCTGGATATGAACGGTCAAGATCTCCTGATCGACAGTGGCAACTTCATTGGTGATGAGAGCGGTAACGAGCAGATTGTCTTCGTCACTGTAGCATCCGCCGTCAATCACCTTCAAGTTACGAATGCTGCGACAGGTAACCACCCTGTCCTTGCGTCTGTTGGCGCTAATACCGATATCGATATTGACATCACTCCAAAGGGTACTGGTCGTGTTCACCTGAATGGCCCTGTCGTCTACAGCGGTGACCTTGATGTAAACGGTAATAGCATCGTATCCCTCTCTGCTGGCGATATCCCTATCACCCCGGACACCACTGGTGAGATCATCCTCGATGGGGTTAAGTGGCCACAGGCAGACGGAGACCCAGGGCAGTTTCTGATTACCGATGGGGCTGGGCAGCTAGGATACCAGCATTCCGGCGGGGCACCTGTCTCGACAACCACTACGAATAACACGCCGTTTGTGATCAGAAGTGAAGCAATACCGACGGACACCGCGGTCATGGTTCATGTTGAGGGTGTGGCTATCAACACCGATGACTTCTCTAATGCATCGGGCATTGAGATCCACAACCTTGTATTGAATGATGGCGGTACGGTAACTGAGGGTTCACAGCTAGGTGATATCGTTGATAATACGCCTTGGGCCTTGGACATCAATGTCGTAGGCAATAACGCCACCAAGGAGTGGGAGGTAGTGGTCACTGGGATCGCCGGCACCAATATCGACTGGGACTTGAACATCTACTTCGAGCACACTGCGTAATGGGTAGCACCAATGCAGACCTCATGCGGGTACTCGGTCGCATGGAAGGTACACTGCACGAAGTCAAAGAAGCCTTCCATCAACATGTAGCTGATGATGTTAAGGTCGAGGAACGAGTACGCAAGGTAGAACGTAAACAGTCCTGGTTCATGGGAGGGATTGCAGCAAGCTGGGCTTTCCTTGTAGTGGCCTGGAACTACTTAACGAGCTAACAGATAAGGGGCCTCCCAACAATGGGAAGCCCCTTTTTTTATTTAACTATTTGCCAATACCTATCGAGCAATAACTCACCTTCATCTAGGTCCAGGTTGATGTCCTCTTCAATGACGTATACCTTATCAGCGCTTGGCATATGTAAGTGCAGTCTTCCACTACGAAATATGATCTTAGTAATAGGGAAGACCACTGTGCCCTCCGCCCTATCTACTCGAATTGAGAGCATCTCTCCCTCCTAATACAAACTGTAGACTATCAATAGCCTTCGCAATCATTGGTGCTCGCTCTTGTAGTTGAGCTCGGCCTGTCCCGATATCATCACTAGGCCATACGATCAAGCCATCATGTGCGAATAATCTACGAAAGCTTTTATCACTATGCCGGGCCCATTCAATGCTATCAGCATCGCTGAGGAAAGCGCCCTCCTTCATGCTGGGCTTTCGCTTTGTGGCGATCCCTACAGCATTTGGCTCCCCTCGCATCTGCTTGGCTTGACCACCTAGTCCCCGCTCTAGAAAGTTATCTCCAAAGACGAATAGGGTATCCGGCTCGGCGCGGAGCATAGCACGAGTGATATATTTACGGTACTCAATCATGGCCGGTCTTTAATAGTTTCGTCCGGATAGTCATCAAAAGAGGCATCATCTGCCATATAGCTTTTACGCCATTCCTTTATCGATGTCACATTTGGCCTATCATCCTTCCCTACTCCCCTAATCTCATAGGCAATGAGGAACATGAGGCAGCAGCCGGCGTGCCATAGATGAGAGTATCCAGTTTCTTCATCAAGCCCGTCATTCTCTCGCTCCCACCATGCTGTGAGATGTCGCATAAGGGCTCCGAAAGGACGAGACCAATCCATGCCATCTTCCCAATTCCGTGCAGCATACTTCCTCTGTCCGAAATTCAGCACCTTGACAACCGCGCGAAAGGAATCCCATGGCGCTAGATGCCAAGGGTCTTTTCCTAGATCATCTTTACGTCCTACTACCATTGCTCTAAATCCTTATCTTTATTCGGAGCATAGTCTGGGTCATGCGCTCGCTTCTTAAAATAATCCTTAAGCATACTCCCCATCTTCTCTAACATTTCATCAACACTTGATACGGATGTGATATATGCTTCAAGTCGATCCAGATTATCATCTATGGTAATACTGACATTTATCGGTCGATCCCGATCTTTAGACATTTTTCCCTTCCTCTGTATAGCCACCCAAGACACCGCAGATAACTTCAATCGCCTCATCAAGTGTATTCAATACCCATCCCGACATACCATCGAGTACCGGATGAGCTAAGACAATAGGATCATCGGAGACCAAGATGGTCTGTTTATTGATGAAGTGGGCCCCAGCTAGTTCACACATAGTGCCCCAGGAGTGTCTACCACCCTCCGGAGGTGTAGGGATGTAGGCCAGGGTCATATCGGTATTACGAACATCATAAACATTCTTGGAACCGATAGCCCGAGCGGTCCCGAACTTAGGATCAGGGCCGCTAGCTGGGTATATCTCTCCTGTAATAGGTTCGCAACGGAGCGGTGAGACACCACGAACCCCCGCTTTAGCGATCTTTTCGGCTACGTATACCCGCCAATCGTTAGCCTCGCTATCGGTACAGCCAACAATAGGTCCGGCCAAATAAACCGTCGGCTTAGTCATTTACGAGCTCCTCTGGGTTCCGTGGTAATCCAGCGAGTACCTCATCTTCTAGCTTCTCGGTCTCTTCATCTTGAGTGGCTACGACTTCAAGTTTCGGGGCAGCAGCATCCTCAGCTTCCATCTGTGCTTTTTGAATGTCAATCCACTGATCTCGTAAGATAGTATCGAACCCTTTGAACCCCTCCAGATCACCATTTTGAACGAGCGCCATTGTCTCAATATGCGACAGCAACCTCCCGAATATCTCAAACTTCATACAGTCCAAGACACCCATCACTCCGTTCAGGGAGGTGTAACTGAGGCCCTGTGACTTAAGATAGTTCAGGACACCGGTAGTCAATACAAAGTTCAACTCACAGACATCCTTCGGTATAGCGACAACACTAGTACCGACAAGTTCCGTGCGTCGCTCTTCATCGTTAATATATGGCATTATCTATATTCCTTCTTCATCGTATGCATTGATACCCAAGCCGGATCATAGACCCCATCACATACATCCTTCTTATGGATTACGCCTCTCCACCAGAGTTCATTAGCTTCACCAGCGAAATCAGCCTCGTAGTCCTGGTACACACCAGCCACTAGGCCCATGATATGACGACCACGAGCTGCTGTACGGTTACAGAAGTCAGTTACATGCGAGTGACCGGCAGTACATGACTGATATTGTTTAGAGAGAAGTTGATAGGCTGGGTGCATACCTCCAATGGGCCTTCCCATAATGCCTGATGTAAAGTAGTGGGAGTAAGCAACACCATCTGCGGTAAACACTCCGGGTGTACTACCACGATAAGGAACGAACTCCCATCCGAAGTCTTCATACCCCAAATCGTCCAGTCCAATGATCCCTTCGAGTTGGTTAGCATCTGAACTGATGGCTCGCTCGATCCGGTGTTCATGGTTACCCTCAAGCATAACGAACCGGGGCAGTTTCTTTTTCCGCTTCTTGATTTCATGAAAGAACCGATCCTGTGCGTCGATGGCACTCTCAACATCTTTGATATATCTCCGTCCCTCATATCCTTTAGTTCCCTTATCGTAAGAACAGAGACTCGGCATGTCAGCCCAGTCACCAAGCATAATAACGGTGTGGGGTTGTAGGTCAGCGACAAGCTTTCCAAGCCAAGTGAAGCGCTCGTTGTGGAACTCGGGGCTACAGTGCGCGTCCGGGATAATCAAATAGTCTTTAGTCATAGGACCTCCTATAGTTTAGTAGCTGTACTATTACATGGGCACTGTCGCCTAGTAACCCTAAAGCACGGTTACAAGGGCTACATAGAAGTCCCCTTACTTCTCCCGTTTCGTGATTGTGATCGACCTGTGCTCCATATTGCCCTTTCTTAGCCGCCAATAGGATAGGGTCCCGACTACAAACAGCGCACTGGCTATCTTGAGTAATAAACATACTCTCATAGTCATCCCACGTCATATGATACTTACTCTTCAACCACGTAGCACGCTGCTCCTGTAGTGATTTCGCATTCCATCGTCTCTTACTGGCCTCGCCCTCACAAACGTGACACCAACAAGTATGAGGATACCTTGTTTCATGCTTACCGCATTTAGAGTACATCCGCATCAGTGTACCGCCTTACTTGGACTGCTTTGAAAGAGAAGCGGATCATATTCGATCTCATTCATATCGAGGAGAGTAAGGAATGCGGTAAATACGTCTGCTCGATACTCTCCCGGAACATTATCCATAACCCCCTCCATATACATAAGGCCCGTACGGCTAGTATTCCCCGCTTCATCGGTGTGATCACAATAGGTTTCGAGTAAGTGATTAGCTACCCCTTTAACCTTATCCTCGTTGTCGTCTGGCAACATTACGGCTCCTTTCGTCTTTAGTCTTAGCTGAATGGCACTCATGACAAAGGATTTGTAGACCATCCGCCTCACAGAACATACGATCAACTAAGCTATCCCATGAAGTAAACCCAATATCCGGGTCAATGACAGGATGAATGTGATCCACTACAGCGTTGTCAACTCTCCGCTTCTTACCTACTGGGGCAGGGAGACTAGCCGGTACATTGTGTGACTTCCTCCCATACCCCGCACACTCGTAGATGCCACGAGCCTTTCGGGCCTTCTTCTTGACCTGCCATTTAGGTCCCCATCTACTGGACGCAGCCCGCAACGCACTCTTAATGAATGAGTGGAAGCGGGCCTCAGTCCATTGTCCGTTGTTATATAGTTTCTTTATTGGCTTGGGCAGCGTCGCCTCCATCAGGATTGAGAATAAAGAGATAGACGGATTTGCCGAGGTCTTCGTTAAGGTATTCAAACACGGCAATCCTATCACCCTCAAAATCGGTAGTAGTTGGTGTAATCTGTTTCGTCAGACTTCTCCAGTTTGACACCAGAGTAGCCTCTGGATATGGTTTGCATATCCCTGTCTGAATGGCAAGCTGCGAAGTATAGGGAAGTTTTTCCATGGCTTCTTCAAAAATTATTAGCGCAATCTTCTCGTCATTACATACAAGGAACAGTGTAGGTTGTTCAGCCCTTGCCTGTGCAATTGGGAAGATTACAAACAACGAGAGGAGTAGCGATATCATTAGTTTCTTCATCATCATCTCCATCTAATGGGTACTCGTCTCCGAGTAGGAAATTAACGTGTTCGTAAGATAGCTCGAATTCCCCTGTTATTGTGCGGGGCTTCTCACCCGCGCTTGGTATGAAGAAGCGGCATAATGATCACGGCTTCTTATTCGGGGCATACTCCCCTAGCCGGTCGCGAACCGGACCATCCTCTTTATTCCGTTTGACCGACTTGCCACAGCTCCGGTGATCCATCAGCGTTCAGCCGCCTAGTCATCCACAGGAGCCTCCCCTGCTCTAGCAACATCTCCTCCCAATCATCAAGAGAGGCTTCCCTGTATGCGTCGATCACGGCGTCCATATACTCCTGGGTGCCATTGCACTCCTTCAGGATATTGAACGCCCCAACCGGCCCACACTTAGGCAAACCTGGGATATTATCTACAGTATCTCCTGTCAAGATCTGAGAACAGAAGAATGGGAACCCAGTTCCTCTAATCTTTTTCTTCTCATCCAAATAAAGATGGCCTTCCGTGGTGATAAGGGCGGGTCCGAATGACGGTTGCATTCCGAGTTCCCAACTGTAGAGCCAGCCAGGAACTTGACGAAGGTCCTTATCTCTAGAGACAATGATCGTGTCCTCATCCGCAACATGATCAATAGCCAACTGATCATCAGCCTCCAAGTATGTTACGATGGTGGCATTCAGGTCATGAACCATATGGGCGGTCAGATTATCGAAGTGCCAAGGCTTCTTACTAGGGCGGGTCCCCTTATATGGCTTGGTCTTAGCTAGATCGAAGCGGAACGTCCTTCCCTCGGTTATGTAGAGTTGCATTTCATCGGCTTCACATGCGTACTTAATCGTCGCTAGACGGGCATGTAGGAGGTTCTGAACATAGGGCCAAGGAGGGAGCGCATCGACATCTCCCCATATCGCCTTGATCCCAGTCTCGGAAGCGAAGCCAAGCTCGTAGCGCAACACGTCAGCATCAATCAGGGCTTTCATCTTTCGTCCCACTTGATAAAGACCTTATACGCGCCAGCGGTATCTTCAGAGAAGAGTACCTCGACCCCTCCTCCTACAAAAGGCACCTCCGGGTAGGTTTCCCGAACACCATTGAGAAGTAATGTCTTCACTTCACCGTTTGGGATTTCGATAGTGTGTTGTTTACGGGGGGTAGTGGTTCTTTTCTGCATCCGCAATCCTCCTTAATAGGGGTTCTCACTGTCCCCGGCTTCGGCCTCTTTAGGCGGACTGCTTTCAGTAGTGCTTTTGCCAGGGCTGTCATCTCCAACCTCCTTCAAGAGCTTCTCCAGCTTAGAGCTAGCAAACTCAATGTTGCTAACGATCTTCTTCTTCAAGAACTCCGGAAGCTTAAGGAACACCGCGATATCCGGATCATCCAGGCTGAAGAAGTAGGGCTCATGGACTAGTGGCTGCTTCTGGAGCGGGTCCTTAGCACGCATGGGAGAGATGCCACTGATGTTCTCCCATACACCGTTACCCTCCTTCTTAGGATTATGGACAACGGTGACCATACAGGCAGCACCGAGACACTTGATTAGATCACCCTTATGCTGACCAGTGGGATCGAGCGCCTTGTATCGACTAGTGGACTTAGCCTTGTCCGCTTCAGGGCCGTACATAGCCATCTGTTCCGTCAACCAACGAGGCTTGTCCTCAAGATCATTACCGTCCTCGTCCTTCAAGAACTCATCCAAGAACTCGTAGGTGAAGGCCACCTCGTTACGAGGGTCCTTCTTCTCGCCCTTGTACTCCTGAACGTGCATCCCGAGATCAACGATACCTACCACCTTGGCAGGATACGCACCAGGATCGAGCGGCTCACGAGACCCGCCACCGCTATGACTGTTTAGGTTTAACGACATTTAGTTTCCTTCCTTATTAAATGCTGGCAACATACCAGTGTCATCGTTTAATTGCTCCAACTCTTCTCGCTCACCAAGGAACCTACAGTAGTAGCACTTACCCTCCTTGTTAAACTCTGAAGCAGGGTACCCATTATTGACAAGCCATTCTTCTATTGGTTTATTCTCAGGGTTATCATAGGGCTTTGGGAAACCGAATTTCCACCCTGAAGGCGGATCAATTAGGAGCATTACTTATCCTTCCTACCTTGTAATTCATACCCTCTAGCACCAGGATCATAAGCAGTACCCGCCTGTTCATGTGAGATCAGGGTCACTCGCTTATGAAACATCTCCCGAGCATCCTTGTAATAGGAACTCTGCTCAAATGACCTTCGCTTCCCGGATCTCTCCCACATTTGCAAGGCTTCCGTCCTCTCCATGCTCTCCCACCAATCTGCTGAAAATACCATTTGTCGTTTCCTTAGCGCGGTTCATAAGTTTTCGTCTACTCATACGGCGTAATTCTTCTGCGGTATATCCAATCAGGGTACCCTTAACCCGGGTCACTCTCCAACCTCCCATGCAAGCAGCGCTCTAACTTCGAGTAGATCTTGCTGCTCATTACCGCGTACCTGATCTACGGCCACGTCAACAGCGTTGATGAGGATTTTAATCTGTTCATCAGTGAGTATCATACCAACTCCTTCCGATGGTATAGTCTCCTTCGTGGGGGCAAGCAATGTTGTAATATTCACCGGCCCATGTAATCGCCTTCGAGGCTAGTGCCCCCGCTTCCTCAGCGATACTGGGATGGCATTCCCATTGCCATTCATCGTGATACCAGATAACAGTACCCCACATTTCCTTATAGGGCCAACGCTGGTTCATCCACTTGTGCCAGATGTTATACGCGGCACTCATCATCACGGCTTCGTCGCTCTGCAAGAAATAGCACAATATCATATGAGGGCTCTCAACCAGAATGGGCCTACCGTCCAATCCCCTGATCCAGCCGTCGCTGTACTCCATACGATTGTAACGCTTATTGAACCACTTCTTAGCTGACCTACGCCACTCCTCTGTAGCATCATCGATCAGCTTCTTGAGGCCGGGCAGCTCATTGAGGTAGCGTTCCTTCAAGGCTTTACCGTCAGCTGCTGTCCCATCGACAACTTGTCCGATCTTCGCATCGCCAGCTCCAAAGATAAAACCGTAGAAAAAATTCTTAGCTCTACTACGACTAGGCGCACCCGACCGCTGTTGATTAAAACTATGTAGATCGGTCCAAAGGACCGCTCTGGTAAAATCTTCATCTCCCATCCTCGCTGCTAATTGCCTGATCTGATTACCCTTACTGTCACACCCTACTAATACCCATCCCGGCTTGGCTATGAAGATCGAGCGCATCCATTTGGCAAAGAAGGCGTTGGAGTGTGGAGAGGGGACGTTAACTATTCCTGAGTGTTTTGCTCGCCCTGTTGTGGCCAATCCTGTAACGCGCGAAGGTATCCGACCATCGGGCCGTATAGTTGCCTTCCACCCTTCGATAATACCGCGCCTAGCCTTGCACTGTACCCGCTTGGCAACAAGTTTTCCAAGGCCTCCGCTAATTCCCTCGAAGGGGTCATCCTTACTGAGCTTAGGAGATGTCCGTTGTTTGGCATTGTTTGTATTCCACTCTGCTGGTTCCCATCCGATATCTAGTAGGAAGTCTTTGACCTCCTTGTTCTTATCTAGATCAACAGGACGAAAGTTGATACGAGAGAAAGGACCGCCAACATGGCGATAAGCACCATCTCCGAGATCGCTATCGTCAAGCCACCTCTCAACTGACAGTGAGTAGCTACCATCTTTCTTAAATGGTTTTTTAACCCAACCATATTCCCCCTCCTTCTTTGTCTCCTTGATCTCTACTACAAGAGGCAACCTAGGCCCGACCCGATGATCAATCCGTACAATCCAACGATTAAGGGTATCAAGGCACTTTGCCATGTAAGGTTGGTCCACCATCCACCCGTATTCTTCTTGGTTCTGGAGGTTCTCAAAGAGCTTGAAGTTAAGGCGGTGCGCCTGCTCCCAGCCTTCCCCACGTCCTTCCGCTTGAAGGGCACTATAGGTGAGTTCAAGGATGAGAACGTCCTCGGTACATCGGTGTAGCATGGCATCGGAAAACTTACTCCAATCCTCATGCTCTGGTTTCCCCCTACCCACACGATATCCCCAGGCCGCGAGTGAATGTGGACTACACTTTCCGGCATTAGGCGGAACCTTACGCTTCGGTCTCTGGAACCTTGACACCAACAAGGTGTCGTACTTCTCACCCTTGTACTCCCACCCGAACACCTTTCGCAATGCTGGAAAGTCAAATCCGATACCATTATGTGTTACCACTCTATCATATTGCTCCAACTTCGGGAGCATGTGATGGACTGTATCAGGAGTGTATTGGAAAACCTCCTGCGTTTCCAAGTCCTTAATGACACCGCACCAGACACGGGTGAGGTCAGGCAGGAAGCCATCCGTTTCACAATCGAAGAACGCTGTACTCATTAATCAAGGCTTTCATTTGTCAATATCACTACGGTACTATCAAACTCCATACCCGTAATTTCAAACGGCTCCCCTATAACCCCTTGACAATCTAAATATACATCCTCAGCCTTTACTATGGCGTCGGAATGAAGCGCTTGAAGTTGGTTTATCATCTCTTTTACCGTCATTCTGCATTTCCTTCCTAAACCGTCTAACAATCATCTCTATTGCGTTAGCTGATTTCCGAACTCTATGACCAATCGCCACATAGTCATCTCCGAGGATAAGTGCATCGTGTAATACTTCTCTGACATCATCATCCTTATCCGCTATGATTTGCAATAACTCTTGAGTATATACTACTTGCTCAGGCGTTGAGCCATTTGAGATACGCCCCTGATCTACACTCGCTTCCAACCGCTCATCGAATTCAAGAGGGGCAGCTTGTGTATGCTTCTGCTCTCGTCTACGATGGTTAATACGCTCACCGGGAAGTATCTTTGTCTCGAACCAAGTAGCAAAGGCGAACTCATCCTTGTACTCTTCCCATCGCTCTAAGGCCCTAGTGTATGCCTCTTGTACGATGTCCTCTCCAATATCTCTAGCACCCTTCCGACTATACCGAGAGACGAGGCCCTTAAAGAACTTCTTATAATGTAGCGTCAGCAGACTGTCGAATTGCTGTGGCCTTTCTGATATCATCCCAGCTGTCCTTCCGTGCTAGGTTCTTCTTTGTTACCAGCTCCAACCGCTCCCCTGTCTCGGGATCAATACGCCAGCATGGAGCCGGCTTAGCTTCTGCTTGATCGAACAAGTTCTTATTACTCATAGCGTCTCCTTTAACTCTTTCCGCAAGCGTCTAATCTCTTTCAATAATTCAAATTCTCCTACAAGAAAAAGGGAAGGATCAGACAAACCGCCACAATGGCTAACGCAGTGATCGTAACGCCGCAATCCTCCCTATTTAGCACGATATCTCCATGCATATAATCTATCACAACTGTCAAATAACCCCTGACGTTTGATAGTCTCTAGCCAACGACCATCATGACTTCCTACACGAACCGGATACCAAGCAAACCAATCATGCCATTGCTCTAGTCGGATTTTCTTTTCCTTGATAGTTTCTACACAATCAAACTTCATTACGACCTCTCCCTAATTATAGTTCCTATACTCACCGTGACTAAGGGGGCTAACATCAAGCGCAAGTTCAAGTCGGTTAATCAAAGCATCCATCTCTGGTGCATCATCAGTCAGCCCGGTAATCTGTTGCACCTCCTCAATCGCTGTTGCTATGATGGATGAGATGTCTTCACGCCACATTTTATTCACACCTACCCCCCTTTTTTATTATCCTTTATCCTTACGGACTTACCTCCACATACCGTGCAGTCCACGCCAGGGTGTTCCGTCCTCGGCTTCACTGGCTCATTACAGGTAGGACATACCTCATAGCCCGGTATCATCCAGATTGGTATAATATTATTGTAGGACACATTACCGCTCCCTAGTCACCTTCCTTTGGCAGCAGCTCGACACCCGTATTATCGTAAACCATACCTCCGATATCAAAAGTACCTTCTCCGTATATATCAGATGCTACTACACTCACTTCTGGATTTACCTTTGAAAGCCTATCAATCAGTTGCTTAACGGTCATCATACTCGCTCCCTAGTTAGGGTTCTTCTCTTGTATCTCATTAAACAGACTCGTTTTCCAATCCCAATAAAGCGGAATTACCCCGCTCGCCCCAAACTCTCTATCTTCTAGGATTACAAGGCGTCTCATATTCCTTTGCTCTACCTCTAAGTCCGGATCTTTTGATCCCTCTAGCCCTAGCATCAGGTTACAGGAGCGCATCATAGCCCGGCTCCCTGCAAACTGGTGACTGAATACCTTACCTCCCCGCTCATGGGGCACACCACTCTCCGGAGCCTTCAGATGGCAGAAGATGAAGACGACGATGTCAAGATCTTTCGCCATCGCAGCGAGTTCCTGCGCGATCTCCTGTAGCTGAGTGTTTGCTTGACCGCTTGCAATTCCATTAGTAAGGTTCGTAATAGGATCAATGAAGACAGCCTTCGCCCCTTGCGCGACAGCCGCCATGATATCACCTCGTAGGCTATCCCAACCAAGGTGCTGATATAGAGAGAGAAGCATAAGCTTATCGCCCACCTTCTTCGCAGCTTCATCATATGCCTCGTAATCAAATTCAATCTCGGGATCATGAAAGAACTTACCGACTACCTTTCCCAAGACCATTTGTACAGTTTTACGGTTAGCTTCCTCCGGCTTAGCCAAGAATACTTTAAGATCATGCTCAACAATAAGATGGGCAGCGATAGTATTAACAACTTCACTTTTACCCATCTTGACCCCGGCTCCCAGATAGATTGTCTCGCCAAAGCGTATACCTCTTGTGAGTTTAGTAAGCCCGGGCCAGGGCCATGAGAGTCCCAACTCAGATTGTATACGGCCTGCTGCGTACAAACTTTTTGCATTAACTAACCTCGTATTCTTGGGGATTTCAGCCTTGAAGAGGACGGCATTACACAGGGCCATGGAGCGACCTTGCATCACGCAGTCATTGGCATCCTTACCAGGGAGCGTGACAGTCTGGGCATGAGGTAGGATTTGTAAAGCGTCTTCGGTCGCAAGCTGTCCTTGCTCATCCTTATCGAAGACAAGGACAATCTCTTTGAAATTGGCCCGAAGTTCTTGTAGCTTATCCGTTAGTACTTTACGTGCAGAGCCAGCTCCTGAAGGTAGACTGACAACTGCTGGATCGTAGTGGGAATAGAGAGTTCCCCGGGACTTGTTCTTGAGAGCTTGGTAGAGTGCAACGGCGTCCAACTCACCTTCAGTAATGTACAATCGCTTAGCGCCAGTCGCCAAAGCTTTGTCCCATCCAAAAAGGTCAACTTCCCTGAGTGTCCCGGTGACCCACATCCTCTTGTTCTCAATGATACGCGCCTTATATCCCACGATCCTTCCGGCTCGTTGGTAGGGATAGTAATGTAGGACAGGGGTAACTCCGTCTGTTTCAGACAAGCCGATCTTAACGCCGAAATACTCCAGAGCAAACTGCTCAAGCTGGCGGTCGGGTAGAGGGACGACCGGCAACCGGGAAATCTCGCTAATCTCAGCGTCGACGTCACGTTGGTCTCGTTCTCGCTTTGCTGGTTTGAAGTCATCGGGCCGATCTCCATATGGATCAGGGACATAGCTACTACAGCTAAAACACCATCCATCATGCTTACCGTCGTTCTCGAATACCTGTAGGCCATCCTTGGTACCGCATTCATGGGGTAGCTTCTCGACACAGCTCATTCAGATACTCCATGCTTCTTACAAACTTCCTGCCAGAGCTTTGATGCCTGTTTAATCATCCCATCAGCAGTCATTGACGCATCCGCTGATAGCGTGATCTCAGGACGCGGCGGTAATCCTGCGAGCTGTCGCTTCAAGCAGTCTATCTCATAGTCTCTCATGTCATCCATCATACATCCTCCATACTAGCGAGTATCCACCCTCGTTTCCAATCCTCATACCCCTTAGTGCTTCGCTCATAAGGATTATCATCTATAGGTAGACCTGCATGAGCATCTGCATATCCCCATAGACCGGGAGATGGAGCTTGATGAATTGGTTTCGACTTAGTATCCATAGTCCCTTATACCTTGTGTCGTATATGTTGTTAACCCTGGAGCTAAAGCTCTTATAGTAGTATTATCAACCCTCTTCTATTATACATATAGCAGGAAATCAGGGAAATCCGTCAAACTATTTTCAATTAACCACATATTAATGGATTAATTTTGGTGGTTAAACCTTATGTAGACGTAGACGGTGCTCTTATGCGGGGCATTGTACCCACTCCCCTTCCTACGGAAGCCATGCTTGAATAGCATCTCCTTGTATACTTCACGTTGCTCCGTATTCAAGGTGATTACTAGGAAGGCACAATGCTTTTGTACCTGAATATACTCCTCTAACTGCCGTTCCATATCGTCCAGATCGAACCCGTCGCTGTTTCCTTCGGTACAGGTGGTATGCCCGAAGTTATATAGGACATGGCCACCACAGCAGCCGGGAAAATAAGCTATATCCATTGTCTTATCTCTCCTTGGGTGTGTATAGGGTCCAGGCGCCCCTGCAGAGCCGCTAGAGGGGGGTATCTCTACCCGCTAGGCTATCACCCTACCTTAGAGGACTCGTAGGGCGTTAGCGTATGACTGTATCGTCTGTCCTTCAAGGCCTGGAGCAGTGTTAACTTCAAGGACGTAGGCTCGTTCCTGTTTCTCATTGTAGATAACATCAACTGCTCCGAAGTCAAGGCCAGTAGCTCGGTGAGCATCAATGGCGACATTAAGGACACAGTTTTCGGGATTACAATCTTCCCGTGCAAAAACAAAACCGTTTTGCCAGCTTCGTATCTGCCAATTTGGGTCATCATGATCTTTCCTCCGTGCCTTTCGGGCTACATCGATAACATCTCCGTTAACTATATGGACCCGGTATTCCTCCTTCTTCGGGATGTATTGGGTGTAGAGAGGGGCCGCTACTACAAACGCTGGGTCCTCCGATATCACAATACCTTCTCCAGAATGCCCCGCTAGGACAGTGCGACAGACAACAATCTTCTTGTCCTCGATCCATTTATAGGCTACCGCTTCGTCTGCCGTCCAAGGTGGTGCAAGTTCCCCTAGGTTAGCCGCATCGAGTATTTTGAAGAAGGTTAACTTGTTGGTTGCGTGTTGCACAGCCTCCGGGGGATTAATGATCCGACAATCCCGAACCTCATTCGGCAGCTCAATACAGCCCCAATTAATCACGGTCTTATCGGGACCCCCTCGAAATCGTGACCTCTCTCGCTTGATCTGTTTGATACCTAGCTCTTTTGCCAGGGCCTTAACCGATTTACTGCCTGTTCTGTACGGATAAATATACATAGCCATTAGAAATCATACTCCTCTTCATCCTCATCATCCCCGTTATCTACCCATACTGCCCATCCGCCGCCTGGCCCTGGATCATCCAGGAATTTTTTAGGTGGTATGAAGACGGGCGGTGGTGCGGCGTGACCCGGAGCAAACTCCACTTCTGGGTCATCTTCCTCGGCATCCTCTAGCTCTTGCGGCCGCCCTTCTTCGTAAGCAATCTCTTGTATACGACGGACACCGTTCATCATTAATACATCCATATTAGGACATATGAGTTCCTTTGCATATTTCCCCATGACCATATCAACAAAGCTTTGCCCACCTTCCATACTTACACCTTCGACAACGGCTGGAGGTATTGAGAAATCTTTTGATGCCTCTCGAATTTTGAGCAGCATTTCAGCCCAGAGTTGGATCGTCTTGTAGTCCTTTGGGGTACGTAGCGCACGGAACTCCAGGGTACCGAACTTTCTTAGAGAATTGAGATTGATGGAGGAATATCTCATGTCCCCGTTTAGTCCGTGGAGCCCCCGGAATGTTCCGCGCTGCTGCCCTTGAATTAGGATATCATAGATATATTCCGCATCTTTACCGCGTAGACAGAAGAGATTACCTTCTCTATCCTCCCCACACCAACGAACCAGTAAATCTTCCAGCACCAAGTACAGGCAGATGAACGTCATGGTCTGCTGGAATGTCCAGGTCTGCATATTCAGATGAATATGTACGCCACATCGGTCGCTTGGCTTCAGGCTTGATCTATTCGCTTTAAACGTCTCCCAAAGATGGACTAAAGCGGTTTGCACCTGATCTACGGGGAGGGGCTGACTAACGTATTCAAATCCATCACCACGCAACGATCCATCGCCCTCTACATGCCAATATTTAGCCACATGGCCGGGCAAACGTATCCCTTCGATCTCGATTTCAATCCCGACTTCGCCTCCTACTTTACGAAGTCTAAACATATCTTTTATCTTAGCCATTTAGATCCTCCATCAGAACTTCTTTCAAGAAGAAGAACTTATCGTTCAGTCGTAGTTGGCCCCTTACAATATTGCCAACCTGTCCACGGGTTCTATAGAGTAGTTTTCCGTTGTGGATAGCGAAGCGACGAGAGAATGCAGCGCTAGGATGCATGGCGCGGAGAATATCAGGGACCTTCGGATATTTTCCTCGAATTGTTTTGTCCATCTCCTTGGAATGGATAAGATGACGATGATCTACCCCCACCTCGCCGGCTATTAAGCGTTGTGATCTTGCGTTATTAGATGTTAATCCAATTTTCCACTGCCTTACCGGCATTCTCTCGACATAGTAAACGGCACCGCCGGGTATGTTTACCATCCCTAATGGCACCGGGTTTAGATCAAAGGCATCATCCGGGAAGTTTCCAATCTTTGGCTCTGCCTCTTTATAGATATCACCGATGCTAAGATATTTTATAAGGTAGTCTCTTTCTCCCTTACCCTGTTCAAGCCGGGTAATATATATCGGTCGTTTACGATACCGAATGATACTCCCTTGCAGGTACGATTTGGCATGTTGAAGGTCATAGAACTCCTTAGTTTGCATGGTATTCTCCGATAATCTCCATTGCCTTACGTTGGTCACCGGTGTTGATAACCCCTTGTAGATCGACACCGCTCTTTATGATGGCAGGGATGATGCTCTGATCATTCACCACATTACCAACTGCCTTCCGGCTATTATGCCACATTATTAGCATCTCTTGTGGATTAGCAACCCAATAGTTGGAGAGAACACGGTACTCCAAGCCATATGGTTTAGGTCGGAAGGCACCGGCTTGACCGTACATTTGTCTGCGCTTCTGATCCCTATCCACCAGGAGGGAATGGAGACCCAGATAAGCATCCATCTCACGTACTATTTCCGTGCATAGAACGAAATGATCATCGTCATATGGATCGGCACCCTCTGTCCAGCCAATATGGAGATGACCAGCTGCCGTTCGCATACTAGAGTGTTGATCAGGCCGCTCATTAACCTGTCCCGTCCATGCATTAAAGTCGGGATCGCAGCCCAACTCTACCGCCTCTTTCGGCAATGTCTTCATATATTCTGGGTCGAACTCAGCCGTCGAGGAAAGGACGAACTCATATTCACTCGGCACCATCTTTCGGAGTTCACAGAGGACAGTCGTGACATTGTATTGAAAATCTTCGTACTTAATAGCCGGATCAATATTGAACTCCAATGCCATACCATCCACCTGTACAGCACCGCGCTCGACAGGGTATGGCTTCTCCTTAGTACCAGGGATGAGGCCATGTGCTGATATAAACTTGCCATCTAGTTGAACAAATAATTCGGGATCAGCACCAATTTTTATATCCATCTACATTCCTCCAACTAGTTGGATATTTTCATCGTCAGCAAGGGCAACGCAGTCACCACATGCTGCATTATGGAGATCTAAGACAACGGAAGACTCATAATCCAAAGCGGATCGGCAGAACGTACACGCTTTGAACTGCTTATGGAACTTCTTTTCCGTCATTGGTTTCGCAAACAACTCCTCGATTTCTTCCTCAATCGCTTCGTCATTGGACCCACGGGGCGTCTTCGTCGGTGTTCCATCCGTACATTTCTTTTTCCCATTGCCGTTGGACGGAGCAATCATAGGGTCCGTGCTGTCCTTCTCCCCCTTTTGTCCTGAATTGGGGACGAACTTACCTGTTTTTTCATCCCATTCAGAGTTGCCTTTCCATACGCCCCTGCTAATAGGGAAAGAGGCGGTTACGGGCGTGATAATTCGAGCGAATGGGGCAAGCAGGCCACCTGTTTGCTTAATCCCGTCTTTGAATGTCCACTTAAAGCGGAAATGATTGTCCGCTTTCGGATATTTAACCTCTTCAATGGTAATGCCACCCCGCCGCTCGACGCAACCCTCTAGCATCCACGCCTCGGAAGCAACAAACATCGTTGCTCGGTCGGCAGTATATGCAAAGTGAAGCGGCCGCCGTATGTTTCTGATGAAGTTAAAGGACTTCTCTTTGGCGTCCCACCAGACTAACGAAGCCGCACCATCGAGATTTTCCCACGCATCAGCAATCCCTTTTTGCCGGATATGGTCGAAGATGGCTTCGCTATCTGTATCAAAGGCATGGGCGTTTACTAATCCAACCTCGCTGAGTAGCGTGCCGTTATGGACACCAGTAATATGTCCCGACACAAATGGGTGAGCGTTTTTAGCCGTGACTTTACCCTTGGTAGCCGCTCGATTATGTCCAATATAAGCCATGTTAACTTTATTGAACATCTTATGGACATGACTGCGCATCAGGAGCTCGGTGGGTAAGACAGTATCTTTCATCACCTTAGCACTACCATCCAATCGGATGGCCGCTATCCCGGTACTGTCACTACCCCTTAGTACATCGACCTGAAGAAGATCACAGAAAACTCTCTCCTCTACCAGCCCGACCTTGCCGAATACGGCAACAATACCACACATATACCTCTCCTCCGTTTAAGCGTTACTTACGATAAGAGAAGACCTATCGAGACATAGGTCCTCAACGTAATCCATGTATCTTATTGCCAATTCTTCTTGGTTCTGGAATTCAGGATGCGGTTGAAAGCAGAGACAGTTTTGCGCCGGATAGTAGAGGACTTCGATATCTATAGGCGCTCTATCGAAGACCACTAAAACCCCGTAGTCTGTCTTCATCCGTTCCTTCTTAGTGGAACAACTAGCTGTAACAATGATGTCAGCATCTTTACTGGGAAGCATCATTTGATGGTGAGTGCTCGTTACCTTGAAAGTCTTGCTGGTACGAACATCCTTTGCTTCATGAATGCCACCGGCATGACCATCGACATGCTGATATAATGAACCCCCACACATGACATTGAGGAATTGTCCTCCTCGGCAAATCCCTGCCATCGGGATATTAAGGGATAACCCTTGTTGGAAGATTAGTATCTCCCGATTATCACGGAGAGGGTTGGTTGACGTGGAAACATGTTTCGCTTCACCGTACAAGTTAGGTGAAACATCATGTCCACCGGTGAATTGGATCAAGTCGGCGACATGAATATCACGTTTCAGAACCTTCCACCCGGCACTGCGAAACATCCGTACATAGGCTGGATCGCCGTTCACGATAAATACTTTCTTTTGGCTCATAGATAACTCCGTTTCCTTTGATGAATTCATCGTGGAACTCTTCCACAGTTCGAGTAGAGAAGTCGAAACCTTTTCTCGTTTGCTTACGCCTGAGACTGTCGACAGTCTCCATCAAATCCTTGCCCGGCATTATTAGGCCCTGTTTCTGTGGCTTTGGTTGCCAGGCCATCATCAATCCTGTATATTTCATAGATTTTACGGCTTTTTCTAGAGATTTGATAATAATTTTACCTTCAACCTGATAACCAGCATATTCTTCCATCTCAACTGAAGTTTGAGGATTATGATCTAAATAATTCTGTAATCCCATGGGACCAAGTGTATTATTAAAAATGGTATGGCCGGCATTCACACCATAAGTATTATTTCTATACCAAGTTCCGCTCATTTGTCCCCACGAGGCCGCTATGAAAGCAATAGCTGGATCGACGCCAAGTTTTACTAACGATGTCCAAGATTTCAGGATCTCTTCATGTTCATAGAGATATCGAAACTGCATAGCTGCCCCGACAATATAAGAAGCAGTCATTTTTGTGCAATCTTGAATTGTACATTGAGTTTTCACATAATGAGCATGATCATTTACAAACGCCGTGGCATATGGGCTTCCGGTCATGCACCATTCTTGATACTCTAAGTATTTAAGTGCCCTGGGATTATAACCGGCTCGATCTACAAAGTATTTATGATTACCGGGGGACTCATAATTTAGGGACCCATAACAAGGTTGCATCCAATAATACTTTGTTTTATATTGGATTTTCCCATGAATAATGGCAAAATTATTTAAACCGCCAGCATCTCTTTTATGTAAACGGGCTGCTGCCTTTTCCGCCGCAGCAAGGGCATTAAGAATAGGTATTTGCTGCTTTCCCTTATAGCGTTGAACCTCTTTCTCATCGACACCACAATGGATACAGAGACGTTCCTTGGGAGGGACACGTTTGAAGACATAAATAACCCCCGGGTCTCTCTGATATGGAGGTTTATCATAGCGATGCCGATGTCCATCACCGATTTTAGCTAGAAATTCAGCCATGACGCTACTCCATGAAAATCAAAACCGAGGCAAGTATCGACCTTTAAGCCGATGCAAGTGCCTATGATGAGGCCAACTACAACTCCTAAGATCGCCTGGGCTATATAGAGCCAGATCGCTATTCTAATCCAGCGTGAGTGATTAAGAAAGCGCCAACGCACGGGTTCCATGTCACATTCTCCCATCCAGGATTGATTGATAAGCACCGGCTAGGTCCATAGCTCTGCCATAGCACTCGCACTCATCATCTGAGCATGGTGGAGAGGCCCCTGGATGCTTGGGACAGGTATGGTTGAAATCGGCTAACTTCTTGATAGCCTTGTGTAATTCCCCTCTATCACGGTACTGAAAATCAGGATAGGGAGAATTACAATAAGGTGGATAGACGACCACTTTCTCGGCCGCCTCAACGATGTCAAGCATGGCTGCAAGCCGACAAATGATTTCTTGATCTAGTTGAATGGCGGCGGCTAACCCAATAGCATCCACAACCTTGTCAAACTGAAGGCGACGCTTAGTCATGACCATACTCGTTACTCCTTCCGTCGCATCATCTGGTATTCGACACAGACCAAAACTAAGCCGAGGCCGTGCTCTTCCTCATCGGAAGCTGTGTACGTCACAACATCGGTGAACGTAACTTGCACGCGCTTATTTACCGCCTCAAAACACGCTTCTTTGGTTTTGAACCAAGCAATATACGAACTACCGGCCGGAGTGATAACCTGCATCGAGTATCCATTGACCAGCTCATTGCTGCAGCCCGTGAGAGCCAGCAACAAAGCGGCAGCTAGAAAAATCTTCTTCATGATGTCCTCCAGTTTATGTATGCTCTTTGACTAACTCTTCAGCCGACCCTACAGCCATTCCGGGGTAGTCGGACTTTTTCAAATGAAAAGCTGTCCCGGCCTTAAGCGCCTCCATATCACACAAATGTAAATGACGATGATTAATCGTGTCGTTCTCTTTCGCCGTTAACAAGTCATTACAAAGGCTATCGTAGTACTCATCGGTTACAAGAGAAGTATCCATATGGTAATACGCATAGGATAGGATTAAATACCATGCCACTAATAGACCATCGCCATTTTCTTCGATGAGTTTCTTAACGTACTGGTCTAAAGACATGATATTATTGGCCTTTCATCTCCTGCCAAAGCGCCATATTACGAGCCAAGATGTTTCGCTGTTTGCGAGACAGTTTGGACACGTCGATGTCCTTGGTCACTGTGCCATTCTCCCTCACCGTGAGTTGATGAGTAGATGCGTTCATGCGATATGTGATCTCGATCATGGTGAGTTTCCTATATCGAAGCGTTATCGAGGATTAAAGACCCTTCAACGATATTTGTATCACATTGATCTTCATATTTTAGGGTTGTTTTGACAGAGAATGTGACTACGACCCGTTGACTGATCTCTCCCGGCTTAACGAACTGCTTCGCTAAGTTGGTTAGGATTTCAATATGTTTCATAGCATACTCCTATTCAAATGTCTTGGTCCAGTCCGGAGTTATCGAAGCTGATTGTGTCATAGCCGTTATCGCGTTCTTCTCGACGCTGGCTTTCCCAGACCGCAACAAGGGCCATTTCTTCAGCGGCAAAGCTGACATAGCGGAATACTCGCCCGTTAAGGTGACATTTTGAAAGGACGCGACTTCCATCACTATACCTTTCCCATCGGAATATGTAGTGGTCACGGGTTTTCTCCCTCGTTTCTACGAGTTTAGCCATTAAACCATTCCTCCCACACATGAACACACGCCCAAACGAAGGCCACCAGCCCTGCTAGAATAAAGAAGCTGATCAAAATCATCCCCTTGGTAATCCATATAAGGGCGACCACGGCCACGATGATATAGAGTAAGGCTATCAAAACACTGTATTGCATCTTCATATCCTCCATGAAAGGGTACCAAGACCAGTGATGCGGCTCACTGGAAGCCTAAGCCTATCTTGGTTTTAGCCGGGCTAAGACGTATAAATACGCCAATTACACGCCCTCAGTCAGGCATAACGATACGATCATGTATCGGGTGGCCTATCTGTCCTTCAAATAAAAAACATGACACCAGCAAGCGCCGGCACTCGGGCGCCTCTCTATACAGCGTGCCAAGCGAGCCGATCAAGCTCGCTATCGGTCTGCATTAAGACTTGCTGGTGTCAATCTCGAATTGGTGCAAGCCACGGTAATGGGCACTGCCGCCCAATTCTGCCCGCTCTAGTCATGACTAAGCGCTCACAACTAGCTGGTAGGTCCGTAGTTGCCTACCCTTCGGATACCGGTGACGGCTCCCCTTCACGCTATGAACGCTTCATAGGGGACTTCGGTTGCTACTACGCCCATCTATGTGGAACGTGCCTTCGGCTATCCGGATAGCACCGTCAAAACGGAGAGGCAGGTTCGCAACCCTGCTCAGCTATTCTCTCCGCCATAAACCGATGAGGACCGTGTTGGCCTTGATCGCGGCCCTAAGACGGTATGTCTCATCGGCATTCAATTCCGGAAGCGGCTCCCATTGTGCGATTGCCATCGCGGGACTTCTGACACTAACCTATAGGGGCTAGCACACATCTCGGCCTCTGTTCTGTCTATAGAGGCACCGCTTATTAGCCACTATGCACTACACCGACTGCCATTCTGCCGAATGGCTCTAGCCTGGGTGTAGGAGAGGTGGCTGCGCTCTATTAAGGGCGAGCCACGCTCCGTTCCAGTACAACCCGGAAACTGTCAAACTGCTCGCATCTAACCCGGTGAAAGGTCAGCCCTTAATAAAAGTGCTGAGATAGAGGTCCACATGGTTGTTTTAGCTGCGGCTTCTCGATATCTCAGCTAGTCCTTGGTTGCGCTAAAAGATTTTTCCTTCCATAACCAAGATCGCTAGGATTGCCGGTGCCTGCCATAAAGCTATGATCTTTCCTTCATGTGGACCCAGTAATACGTCGTTCTTGGTATACCGCCATATCATTATAGCCGTAATTAGGGGAACATATCCCGCTAAAATAAAAACCATATCACCCTCCTAGGCTGTGATGTACAGGGGCGTCGTACCATCTAGCAAAAAGATGTGAATGATAGCTGGGGAACTTGCTCTCTCCAAGCACCTAAAGGTGGCAAGTCTCGGCTCCTGACTTAACAGGGGAGTTTTTACACAGCCATCATCCGCACAAAAGAGGACAGCTTGGCTAAGCCATCCCCTTGAGTTTGGACAAATGCTGTCCCAATTATTCCGGGTTCTCGCAATAAAGTTGCTCGGCCAGCTCCATACAGAACTCAGCGAGTTCTTCTAGACTTACCTTGTTCCAGCTGCATCTTTGGGTGTTGAGTTGAACCTCGTGACTATTTAAGCGCACGATACTCATGCGCGCAAAATTCGTAGAAGTAAACTCGGCGCTACTGAATTTCTCAATAGTCGGGTTCTCCACCTCAACCTTACTGTGTGGAAGCTTCATCGCTAATCTCCCTATTTGCCATTTATCGATGTGATAAACCCTATTTTGAGTTTGGACAAACGAATTTTTCTTCCTTACGAAGTTGTTGTGCTAAAGCACTTAGAAATTCACTGAACTCCTCCAAAGACTGAGCATCCCAAGCCCAAAGCCCCGTCCATTGGATTACCACGGAAAAGTTTGTCCACAGAACAATCTTAGCTCGCGGCTTATTAGTAGCGACGAAATGGATCGTTTCAGTCTCTCGATCCGTCGTTCTATCAAGACTATGTGGCAGCTTCATCTATAGTCTCCTATTCGCCATTAAACCCCCTACACTTGACAAACATGGGCCATCGGACGGTTAAGAGCGGGTAGAGCGATGATGGGAGAGTGGCTATGCCAGGATTTGCACCTGGATCGCGGATTTATCAGTTCCGTGCTCTAACCTTGAGCTACACAGCCAAGAGGTTAAAACTCGGAAGCCGCTAAGCGGTGGCCTCGGAGATCACATTGTCACCGGCGCTGTTCACGCTCGGCCGCTCGTCTTCGACCTGATCGGACCCGCCATCTTCGGGCAAGTCGCCGATCTGCTCACCCACGGTGGGCTCGATGCCCTGCTCGGGAAGGTTACCAGTGGTCTTGGGAGCCTTGGTTGCAACATAGTTCTTGAGACTGACCACCGCCGCAGAGGCGAGGTCGTCCTTGGCCTTGAACCTCTTGGGGTTCTCGAACTTCTTGACGATGGCCTTGAGCGCATCCATCACGTCGTCGGGACCGAACGAAAGCACCTCCTTATCGGGAGCGAAGTCCCAAAAGTGCTCTTTCTCGGCACCTTCGAGGTCCAACTCGGCGGCGTTCTCGGACGTATCCTTGAGAAACTTGCCCTTCTCCATTGTGACCGGAGCGTGAGCGACCAGCCATTTCTGGAAAGCGACCTGCCGGATGTAGTTCTTCGGCATGGCATCCATGAACTGCTGGCAATAGACGAGATTGCCATGATCGGCGAAGTGGCGAATGGCCATCATCGCACAAATCTGGGCATACTTCATGCTGTTCGCCGTTGCCTCGGAAAAGAGCTTGAGGGCTTGGGCGAAAGTTAGGTCTTTCTGAGCCATAGGAATTCCTTTCTAGGGAATAGCCCGATGGCCCACGTTTGTCAAGAGATTAAACGATATAGGTTGGACATTGTGAAACTTGATAGAGGTTGGTCCCCGCTAAGAAGCCACACCTAGCAACCTTCACGGTTGCCTGGCATAGTCCAGACCTAGCATTTTCAAGGGATTAGTCCCATATTCCACGTTGCCATTGACCCACACAGTCAGGCTAGTTGTCATCTAGCGTTACCGCTGGCTAGTCTGATTTGCTGAAGCTTGCGCCCTATCGCATAGCCGTTAGGCATTACGAATTGCTCTTAAAGCGAGCACGGGAGGCGTTCTAGTACACGCGCAACCTATATCTATTCACCATAACGATGCCTAAGTCGTTAACTAGCTTGGTTAGCCAGGACGATCTACCCCGCCTTAGAGGTAGATCGCTCTAGTTAACCTTTCTTAGCCCTATCGGCCAAAGCTTCCTCATAAGTGCGAACGGGTCGCAACAGATACGGACTGATAGTCATGACGTTCTAATCCCTTGTCTATTGATCCTAAGGGCTGTCTTGCCGTTGTACTCCCAATGATTAGGCTGTTTACCATGCGGGGCCATCTTGGCCGTAGCATAGCCTCCGAACCTAAGCCCAGGGTAGTTAACCACGGGCGAGCCTTCTCGCTCTACCCTGGCCACCTGTGCGCGGACTATCGCCCGTTCACGGCGGCCAAGCCTATGCCTACTCATGGGGTGAGGCTCCCGCCGGTTGCTGCTGTCAGCTTGTCTAGTAGGTCAAGTAACTGTTCTAAAGCAATGTCACTAAACCCCTTAGCGTCGTACTGCTTAACAGCCGCTTCAAGTAGAGCCAAGTCCCATGAAGTCAACATTCTGACCATGAGTACTCCTATTTGCAAGAGGGTTAACGTACACCCTCGATTGCCCCGGATCGCCGGGAATGTCCCCGTGGGAGGCCGACCCTGGCGCTAGGGCCGTGAAAGACCCTGGAAGTGGTGCGCCGGGGCCGTCCCTCGGTTGACTGGACAATACCACACTGGGCGAGCCTGTCATATTTATCTGTAACCCCTTGTTATCATTGATCTATTCAGGACTGGTTAACGGTGGATATGGGGGATATGGGGAGAATTGCTGTAACCCCTTGTTATCGTTAGGCTATTCGGACACCATCTATCAGTAGGGATACATACCTATAAGAGTTAACAAAGTGTTAACAAGCCCGGACCCAGGCTAGAAGCAGGCATTTAGTACAAATGTACATCAAATCTAATTCAAATGTACATTGAATTGTTCACACTTGCCAGGGTCGGAGTGTTAACGAGTGTTAAGAAATGTCTGGCCTTGTCGGAATGGTTAACGGAATAGGTGGGATTTACCTCAAATGTATGGGTAATTTGCCGGGTATGTCGGACAACCTTGAGCTAAATGTCTCTCTAATTTGTCCTAAATCCAATGGGGGGTGGGGGTTTGGT